GTCTTTTTTTTTCTTTTGTTTTTAACTATATATTATTCATACGGAATAAGCTGAAATAGGAGGGTGTTATGAATAATAACGTTTACGTCATTGTAGTTTTTGGAGATATAATTGATTTTAACGAAGATGCTATAGGTACTATAGTAAGTGAGGTTATACGAACGTTAAAGATTTCATTCCCGTGGATCAATGTAGAACATTCAGATATCCTAGAATTGTATCGGACTAACATAGATGATGTAAAATTAGCAATTTTATCAGAAAGAATATATAAAGCTATTGAATCAGTAGTTAATAAACTAACAGGTAAATATGTACTTGACGTAGTTGTTAAACAAAATTATTTTATCATGTCGTTTGAAGCAACATGATTGTAAAGGAGTTATATCATGGTAGAATTAGAATTCGATGCTGAGATAGGACTATGGATAGATAAGACGGATTACAGTCCTATGCTTAATGAGGTTATAGAACTTATACCAGAGATCCAGTATTTAGAAAAAGCAGTATTCCCAGACCTATTTAAAAGTCTCTACAAAGGAGGGTTATACGTATATGGTAATAACGAACCGATTGTTAAGTATAATACCGAATATTTAGTAAATGGTAAACCAGTCGTTTTTAAGACGTATGATGAGATCATTGAAACGTTAAAAGAACATGACATATTAACAACGAACGGTTATCCAGTTATACGTAAAAGATGTAGTAAGGTTTATGGTCCCATAACACCTGGATATCCTATTACTGAAGATTATATCAAATACCTTCAAATCTATATAAACAGAGTTGTCAATGTAGAATCCCATATACTTAAAACAGAAAAAGAGGTTTTATTAGAACCATATTTAACATATAAAGACCCTATCGCTTATATATCCGATAAGTTCAAGCACCTATTGACAAGCAATAACTCTTATCATCAAGAGTTATACCATCAGATACGTTCTTATTTATTAATACAAACAGATCTTGTATTACATAAATACAATAAGTTCAATCCTTTAACATGTAGGTTAGAGATAAAAGAAGCAAGTTATATAGGTATGAAATTGTTACCAGCGATATCTAGTAGAATATATTACGCTAAAAAGTATCTTAGTGAACTAAACGATCACGTATGAAGGAGGGAGCATGTTTGATATACTCTACTTAGAGGAAGAAATAAGGGAACATTTTCTAAAAGAAATAAAGAACACTAACGTATCTGAGATAGTAATAAGGGACATAAGTCCCTTAGTTACCGAACTACGTTTTAATTTGGATATTATAACGTCTAAATATTTGACCGATGATGAGAAATTTGCCCTTTTACATAGATCTGTTATAAGGAGAGTCTTACTTCAATATGGATGTGAAACTGATATAGATTTCCTAACTATAACCACTAGGGACTACATAGTAGACGAGTTAGACAATATGTATGTAAATGATTATAATGTTAACGTAAGAAAATTAAGAATAATGATACTTAAAACTCTAGAAGTTATAAAACTTATTAATACAAACTATGACAAGTTAGGAGTCTACTGTGTAGAACTATGTTACGAGTACGACATTAAGACTATAGACAAAGTATCTGTTATATTTAACGTATTAGAGGATTATCTCTTAATTGCTAATTTTGATAAGGATAAGAAAAATGAAGTTCAATTATCATATCCTTCTTTCTAAAACTATCTCTACCTACCTAGATATCTATCCTATAGAAGACCTGTTAAAGGGTACTAAGTTAAGTAAGATAAATAGGCTAGTTAGAAAGTTAATAGACGTTATGGATCTAGATGATTTGGTAGAGTTCATATTTCTTCTAAAACATCATTTACAAAAACATAGTGAGAAGTTAGCTAGTGAGTTCGTAGATTTAATAATAAAAGATGTTCGTAAGATAGGGTACGATTATGTGTTAGACGTAGAGGTTTATATGGATTAAGATCATAAGGAGGGGAAATGGACAAGTTATACGACAAAATAACGAAGGAAATGTATTTACTCAGTCCCGTTGTAGCCGTTAATGTAACTGAGAATCAGTTGGATCTTATAACATGGAGCAAGAACGTAAAGATAGGGTTACATACCATTTGTTTAGATACTTCAACTATGTTCAGGACGCTTAATTACATTTTGAATAAGCATGATTTCGATATTAAAGAGTTATTCGAGATACTGGTATATGATATCTTATATAAGATTATCGAAACTGGTGCTAAGAAAGTAGATATCTTCTACACAGAAGAAAGCGTAGCCGATATACTTTTCACGATGGATGAAGAAGGTAAACATGAATCAGAAGAGATATATGAACTTAGTAAGACTATATCAAACCATCGTGAATATATAGAGATGGTTAATTACATCGTATCAGAGCTATGGGACGTAATAAATAATAAAAACATTCTAACCGCTATACCTTTCAAATGGGTAGATGATAGATGTTTAAAGATCTTGATAGGAGTTAAAGATGAAACCATTGATTAAAAAGATTAACGAAATCCTACCTAATCAAGAAGAATACAATGTTTTACCATTTGTATATAACGATGCTATACACTATCTAAAAAATTTAATAAAAACAGGTACAAGGGATTTCAAATATGGTCTTTATACGATAATGGATATAGCGTCTAAACTATCTAAACTACCTGATGATAAAATAGAAGAGAAACTAAACAGAGCAGTAAAATTAGTTAAATTAAGTTTTAACCCTGATGAATGTGATAGTAGCTTCGATGACTATGTTAAAGAGATTATTAGATTTCTTGTAAGGTATTTGAGATTCTATGGTAACCCAGACGTAAAGAAGATTATTGTTATGAACAATTATGCGGTATTTCTACATTAAGGAGTTAAGACATGTTCGAGATAGGTAAGACTTATAACATATATACAAAAAGTACCATAACATTACAGCCAGTTTATAAAGATATGAAAGCAGTAGCGAACTTTAACTTCGATACTGCTGTTAAATTTGCAGATATAGTAACTATATGGAATAAATTAAAACAAGAAGGTTTAACATTATTACCATATAGAAACGTATTGTACACAATGTTCCAAAATCCATACGGCGAAACGGTTATATTAGCTAACGACTGGATAGAATCATATAACGAGATCAGTTCTATAAACGGTATATTTAAAATCAATAACATAACAACAGAAGACCTTACTACTATTAAAAATGCTCTAGTTGCGTTAGGTTATAACAATATAGAAGTTACTACTGAAGAGATATCAACGTAGGACATAGGTCCTACGTTATCTTTTTTTTCTTTTTGGTGAAATAATATTATCAAAGGACTGGTTATGGCTATTTATGACGATTTAACAGTTTTTAGACGTGTGAATAACGAGTCATTGCTAGACAGTAAGATAGACTTAGAAGACGATCAATGGTTAGTCAACTCTTTATTAACCAGATCTGAGGAATTAGAATACCCAGATAACATAAATAGATTCTGGTCTATAGTAGAAACCAAGTTCACAGATACGTCGTTAGGAGGTAATATATGCATAAATCCTTATCCACAGTTTACAAGGTATGCTGATATTAGATTACAAGGTAGAAGGTTCGATCGTAATGAAGTAACGGTTAATAATTTAACTGGTAACTATGGCATGGGAAGATACTATGGAGAAGCTATAGACGACAACAGCGTTAATGTATATATGTCATTCGGAGTACCTAGGTTCAATAGTTTATTAGATTTTATGCTAACGTCAGTAGACTACAAACAATCCATTATAGCGTCTACTGGTAGGAACCCTATAGCTTATAACGTGGGTAATTTATGGGGAAGCATAGCTATTTTCGTAGCATTTCCTATAATAACAAGTATTATCTGGGGAGCTCAATTATTAAAGAAAATACTGATAGGACCTGGTAGGTTCACTTATTACTATATGGAAGAAGCTATGCCTTCATACTGGGCTACTGTTAACAGTTTAGTAACTATGTTCGCTGTAGAGTTAGGTATAGTATCGCCTAATCTATTAGAAGATCAATCCGATACTAAAAAAATAGGTACTCCAGTTACATTAGATAAAAATGATCTTGATTTTATCCATAAGTATATACCAGATATAGTAACGGAAGATAACTACATAGATATATTCGCTGTTATAACTAAAGCACAAAGAATGTATAATAAACAAATAGTAGAAGAATATAGGTTATATAAACAAGGAGCTAGTACTGAGTTAGATTTACTAGGTAAAATAGTCAATGGACCGTTAAACAAAAAGACACCAGAAACTACGGAATGGAAAAAATGGGCTAAACTTATAGATTTCATGGGTCTATATGGATCTGAATCCGATATGAAAAATAATAATGAAAATAAAACTACTAACCCTAATAACAATCCTACACCTACTAAAATAAGTATGGATGAAAAAGGTAGATATGACATACCTAAACGTAAAGTAGACGAACAAAGTTGGTTAAAGAAAGCCGTTGAATACAGTATGGCAACTATGTCTGATGGTGCTAAGTTTTTAATATTTAGAGTAGATAACCCAGGTACCGTATCTGAATCATTCCATAACGAAACTAAAGACATACCACTAGAAGAAGCACTTAAATCCATAAGCAACAAAGTCAAAAATATCACATTTAGTTTAGGTGGTGGTAATATAGCAGGTGAAACAGATAAGATATTAGGTTACGCTCAAGACGTTATAGCAGGCGCTTTAGATGGGTTGACGTTTGGTTTATCTAACGTATTAACGTTTCTAACAGGTAACGCTAATATACATTTACCTAAAATGTGGGCAGATAGCACAGCGTCATTACCGACCTATACGTTTAAAACAAGGTTAGTCGCGCCATACGGTAATCCGTTATCACAGTTGTTTAACATATATATACCTTTAGCTGCGTTATTAGCAGCAGCGTTACCTAGATCAACTGGTCCATCTAGCTATGCAGCGCCATTTTTATGCTCAGCATACGTAAGAGGCAGACAACATATAAAACTAGGTTTAATAACAGAGTTATCTATAACAAGAGGAGTATCTAACCTACCTTTTAATAAACAAGGTAGACCTATGGCAGTAGACGTTTCTTTTACTATAACAGATCTAGAAAAAATCATTGCAGTACCTACCCAGTCATCGTTATTATCGCCTGCTACCTTAGAAATGAACGAAGATGATCCGTTAGTTAGGTATATAGCTAGTTTAACTGGTAGATCGTTATATAATAGCGTATATGTATCTAATAAGATAAAACTTAGATTAAGTAGATTGATACAGGATATGGATAAGTTCTTGTCACCTGCATACTGGGGCGTTACTGTAGGTAATGAACTACAGGACTTAGCAGCAGCTATAGCCCCTAATAAAGGAGTCAATTATAAAGATTTATTCAGGTAGTAGAGGATACTAATATCCTCTACTACGCTATATTGTTTTTAGTACCTAGTTTACCTATTACGTAATCTTTACTATCTATGTCTAGTGTATCCACTTTGATACCAGTGTCAGATACTGGTAGTTTTTGATGTGGTTTTTCTTTAATCAGATCACTTGTTACTTCTACGAACTTAGGATCGTTACCTAACGGTTCGTCGTTGTTATGTAATTTTTTAACAGTGCTTTTAAAGAGATGTTTCAAATCAGTACTAAGCTTTTTTACTGCTGTTTTACCTAATACCTTAGCTTTACTTACTACGTTGGATTTTAACGTTTTAAAAGCTTCAGTGTTTTCAGCTACTTTAAGAAGCGTTTCACCGTCTATCTTTTTAGCATGTATCAGTGACTTAGTAATAGTTTTAATGTCGTTATTAGGTAATTTACTAGCTAGCATACCTGCTATAGCCATAGCTGCTTCTTTAGGATCAACTTTACAGAATATAGATTGTAAACCTAAGAGATTAAACAAATCCTGTAAATCTTTTAACATACTGGAGTCTAGTATACCGTTATTAGAACATAGTATGTTCAATAACTTATTAAGAGCATCCTTTTCTTTTAACCCTATGTTGCTTAATGGTATACTGGATAATCTTTTATTTATCTCTTTCTTAGCTAAATCTCTTATAACATTATCTACTGGTTTAAAACCGGTTATTTTTTTAGACAATGCTTTTGATAGAGCATTATCGGCTATACTAGATAAGTTAGACTGTGATAAAATATGATCTAATACGTTAGACGTTCTATGTGTAGAAGATGTACGTTTCTTATTAACATCGTTTATTTTTATACCTTCTGTCTTAGTATTCCATTTACCGGATTTTAAGCTTTTAGATAGAGTTTCGTTTATACTACTAGGTAATTCTAACGCCATAATATCCTCCTGTACATATTTTCAAACAAAGACGTAACAAACTAATGGCGTAAATACTAGAAAATATTAAGGTTTGAAAATTTTTAGTTTCTACATTATTCAGATGCAAATAAATCCAAGAAAAGGAGTGAGTTATGGCGATTAACTTTACAAAAGAAATTACTGGAGATGTAGCGGTATTAAAAGTAGAGAATGAAAATTTGTTTGTTGAGAAAGCTAAAGAGAAAGGTATTGATAAAAAGACTATTAAAACAGTTGATGATTTTAGGGCGGAATACGCAGAGTTTGTTGTAGGTGAAGCAAGTAAAGCAGCTACAGATGTATTTAAAGAAAACGATGAAGTTAAAAAAGTTGAAGTCATCGCGCCATTTGGCGTACTAAAGTCTGACGTATTAGACACTATCGTATATAGGGAAAGAACAGTAAGAGACCCTCAAACAGGTGAGGAAAGAAAAATACCTGCTATCAAAGTGCAGGCAAAAATCAAGGCTGCTAAAGTATCTAAAAAGTATTTGAAAGAACTTAGAGATGAAATTATGGAACAACTAGCGGGTAAATAAACCCCGCTAGTTGTTTTTTTATTTACTACTGCTACCTGATGCTATGCCTGATTTTTCATAGTAGATATCTACGTCGTTAGCGCCTTTAAGTGCTGCGTCAACTTCGTTAGCAGGTAACAATATGTTATCAGGAGTTTGAGCGTATAGTTTAAGCTCGTTCAACATCTTAGCTGCTAGCTCCATAACGTTTTTGTTAGTAGGAGGTAACGCTAATCCTCCGAATTCTATAGTCATTTCTTTAAATTCTTTAGCAGCTTTTTTCTCTTTTTTACCTGTAATATCTGGGTTGCTTCTAGGGAAGAGGTTAGATACTAACCATGCATGCACAGGATATCTGTATAATGGATCTGGTTTTATAAACAATACAGTTGCACTATACCAGTCAGCTGTTAATATCTTAATATTTTCAGCACCAGGTAGTGTTGTAATTAACGGTCCTTTAGTATCAGGATCCATTAACCCGTATCTACCCCATAAATCAATTAGTTTTTCTTCAGGGTTACCGATAGACTTATCTATAGTTAGACTTACATTAGTTCTTTCTCTAGTAGCATTGGTCACTTCTTCTAGTACGGCTCCTTCTAACCCTATTTCAGTTTCACTTACTTCCCATGTGATGCTAGAATTCAATCCTTCTATAACTCTAGCTCTTTTTTCAAATAACGCTTTAACAGCTTGATGGTAGTATTTACTATTAGGGAATAGATCAAACATTCTAGGTGTTTGTAATACTATAGGTATAATATCCATCTCTTTATAACGTTGGTTAGACATGTAAGCATGTATAACCTTACCGTCAACTATATCCCCTATAGTAGGTAAGAACCCCCATTGACCACCGTATCGTATATCTACGGCAGGTGTATTATCATTCCATGGTGCAGGGTCTTCGTTATGGAATTGTGAAATGTCTTTAACGTTTGGAGACATTGTTATTTGTTTATCTGCCATCGTTACATCCTTTATACTTTTTTTATTTAATGTACGAATAAGAAGACCTCATTATTGTAGGTCTTCCATTCTTCTAGCGACAGTATATGTAGTCATAACTGTTCTACTATTGTTAGCATATAGTTCGTTAACTAATGTCCAGCTATATCCTCTTAATGCATCGTAGTCAGTTATCATAGCTTTAGGTATGACTTTAATAAGGTCTGCGAATTTACCTACATGTTTAGCAGCAGCTCTTTTTTCGATTTCATCGATAAGTTCATCTGGAGTATATGAAATACTACCTGTCATTTCTCTCCAGATTTGATCAGATACTTTAGCTATGTATGTTAACGCCATAGCTACGAAATAGTTGTTAAGTACGCTAGTGTCGTTATAATAAACTGTTTGCAATGCAGGGAAGAAATATGATTTAATATCATACGGTTGCGCATATACTAAACCTATGCTCCACAATGATGGTTTTACGCCATTAGGTATAAATCCTGGTTGAATGTCATACATTAGATCTATAATGTTAGTTTCTCCTCTATCGAATAAGTTTGCTTTTTTCCATTCAGTACCGCCCATGAATCTAGATGATTTTATAGCTATTTGGTATGTTAGAGGATACCAGTTAGTATCTATACTGTTTTTAACTTTACCAGCACCCATAACAACCATAGCTCTAACTACAGGTGTACCGAATTCAGTAGACTCAGGTGCTAGTGATAATCTACTTTTAAGCGCTATACCTATAGCTCTATCGTCTTCTAGCGATAAGACTTTATCACCTAGAGAGTTATCTCTAGTGCTTAATACTACAAATGTATCTTTTCTAAGAGTTATGAAGTTAACCATGTCTTCTTTTACATCCATGCTATAACCAACGTCATACATGATATTTTCAAGGTTGATAGCTGTATCCATATATTCACTGTTTTCATCTAGGTATTTAGCTAATTCAGTTCTTATTTTAGCTTCTAGATCTTTTATAGTAAGATCACCATCACTACCACCTTTTAGATATAGTGGTAAGTTATAAGAAATAGTTACTTCTTCTTGGTTATCTGCTAGAGTAACTGCTGATTTATCAATTTGTACACTGAAGTAAGGTACTCTGCTAGTACTGAAGCCGTTCCAAATGTTTAATAACCAAGTTTGATCATCTAGGTTATCAGATGGGATAAAATCGAACCAACTGCTAGTATTAACAGTACCTTCTTTTGTTTCAACATCAGCATTGATATATGGTGCTTCTTTACTAACAGCCAGTTTAAGCACCTTTTCCATATTTTCTTTATAATACCATTGTTCAAATTTAGGATATTCTAATGGTAAAGTATCATCATCTGTGTTAAACCAGCTATTCAACACGTTATCTAAATCTATTTTTAATTTTGTTACTGGATCTCTTGTATCAGGTTTAAATACAAATGTTTTATGTTTAGATTTATAGAGGTTAGGTACTATAACAGGGTTGCTGTTAGCATCTTTAGTATATACGTAAAACTCATAAGGTAACGCTTTTGTTTCTTCTAGGAATGATGGATCAAAATCTTTTTTATAATCTAGTTCAAAAGCTATACCAAAGTTATTGTAATATGCACCGAAGCTATCACTTACATATTGGATAATTGGATACATGGTAGACTTATTACCATCTGCATCTGTCATAGTACCGTCTTTAGGTTTTAACGTACCTAGTGAATGTTTATCGTCTAACGATTGCCATTCAGTTATAACTTTAACTCTTAAACCAGGGATAGGACTATCATCATCTTCAACTGGGTTACCGCTTTCGTCATATACGATTCTACCATCACTATGTCTCTTATATTTAGGTACTTTGTCTTCTAGAACGTCTAAATAAACAACTAAACTACCGAATTTACTGTTAGTAGGTCTTATTCTTTTAAACATCATAGATACGCAGCCGTTTACCATCATGTCTTTGATAAATTTAACGGCTGGATGATACATAGGATGCCCTACGTCTATTTGATCTAGACCATATAACTTAACTAAATCTGCACCTGAAACAGGTCTTTTCTTATCATCACCCATCAACGCCCAGTGCATGAAAAAAGGTACATGCATACCTATTTTCACTGGTTCAGGATACACTAGTCTTATAGACTGGTCATCAGTTCCTAAGTTATAATTAAATGGAGCAGCATTAATTATTGTTGCCATAACACATCCTTTTCTAATTTTTATTGGTAGATGTAAATATCATAAAATATCGCCAGTAAATATTGACAAAACACGGAAAAAAACGTGACATAAGCTAGGTATTATCCTAGCTTATGTACATAAAATTTATCACTACCTATGTCTAATATATTTAGCTCACCGTTACGTTTATACACTAAAGTATCTATGTTGTAACTAATACTTGCTCCAGTATTTTTATAGCTAAATACTTTTCTAATATTGTCTAATATACCTATACCTATCTTACCATTATCATTTACGATTGCTACCGTTACACCGTTAGATAACGTTGTGAATAAAGCATCTTTACCTCGTATCTCTCCAGGAGTACCTAAGTATTGTATAATGTTTAAGTTATCAAGATCGACGTAATACGTATAATCTGCTTTCTCATCTTTTTCTAGAACTATAAGCGCGTTATTAGGGATTAGAGAAAAATAGATATCTTTAAAACCGAATTTATTAATGGTTATAGCGTCGTGTTCTAACGTATATGGGTTAATCTTAATTATCTTTAATCCATCTGATAACGTGTCTAACATAATTATATTTTTACCATCGAATACCATAGCTCTGTTAGTGATAGGGTTATAGTTAAATGCTAGATCTAAGCTACTTGTTTCAGAAATGGTTTTATTAACCGGATCTATGTTATAACTATGTAATGTTACAGAACCATTTTTATCTTTTTCTTCAGCTATAATTAAACAATCATTAGCTACGGTTTTAATCATTACCTTGTTATTAAACGTATTTGCTAATGATTTAATAAAACTATAATCAGACGTTTTAACTAGTTGGTAATTTACGCCATCGTCTAGTATAATATTACCGAATATATCTTCGTTCACATATGTAACATTGTTAGTTATGGTATTGTTAACTTCTATAGTTTCAAATACGTTATATGTATAACTATTATCAGGATCGAACCTAGGTTTATAAAATGGGTCTCTAGTTGATATAACAAATGGTTTAGTGAATCCATGAGTATTGTTGTTCTCATCGATATAGTTACCTATAAGGATTAAATAGTACGTAGTTTTAGGTTCGAGTTTAGTACCGTCTATTAGTATAGTATTGTTAGCGATTTTCAATGATTGAACTACGGTACCTGTTAATGTAGTTATATTAGCAGAAACCCCTGATACTTGTATTCCGCTAGTTTTAGGTTTTATAAGCAATCTTGTTACTCCATTCAACGCTATGTTGTTAATGTTACCTTCTATATAACATATATCGTCTATATAACTGTGTGTATAAGTGTTCACTGGTGAACATACTCCGTTAATTCCTTGGTATATTAACTTAATCTTAAAATAAGGTAAGTTAGACAATCCGTATTCTACGTTACTAATAGATAACGTATTAAGGCTTGGATCAAATACTAAACTACCAAGTACTTTATCCATATGGTCTCTTAGTTCTAAAAATAAATTTTTAACTGGAACATTAGATATAGGAGAATGCATCTCTATATGTAAGTGCTGGTCGTCCATAGTTATATTCTTAATAGATGGTTTAGATATGAATAGTTTTGGTATAAGTATACCTGTACCGTAGTCTTCAGAAATAACTCTTTCAGGTCCTATCCAGTCACCTTTTACTACTTCACCTGTGTCAGGATTTTTCAAATTCCTTCTTGCTCTTACATACCATACATTCCCTACTGGTACCTCTGCATTAACTAACCATACGTTTAAATATGTAGATGAGTTTTCTACACTTTCTACTATATCTTCATCATTGAAGTCCAAAGTAGTAGATAACTGCCAGTCAGTACCTATATGTTCTAATCCGGTACTTTCATCCCACTTAGGTATATTAAAAGATCTCATTATTAGCTCCTTTTTATCGTTATAATTCAAGAAATCTTGAACCTATTCAATCTTCTGAACTTTACGTGTAAGGAGGATAAATATGGGTAGAAGGAATAAAATCAATCAGTTATTAAAGACAGTATCTAAAACTAAAATAAGACCAAGTATCAATGTAGGAGCTTTATTAGACATACCTACCGGTATTATTATAGAAGGAGCTAAAGGAGAGAAAATCATAAATGGAGGTTTATCGTCTATAGAAGGTATAGTAGGATTAGGTAACAATTTCAAATCTACTATTATGTATTACCTAATGATAAAAGCTATGGATAGAATGGAAGCTAGTATACCTGAAGAAACATCTGGTCATACGTATGATACTGAAGATAATCTTAAGCTAAATCCTGAGAGAATCAATCAACTAGCAGAGCCTATAGTTGAATATTTACCTAAAGATTTAATAGGTACAGGTGCATGGTCGATTATATCTAAATCAGACATGGCTGCAGAAGAATGGGTACAAAAGTATCTATATCCATTCATTAAGGATAAAGAAGAATCTAATAAAGAAGTTGAATATACTGCGTTTAAAGACCCTATGACAGGAGATGTATTAAAACTACCCTATCCTGATTTTATAGTTATAGATAGTTTAACCGAATTTGAACCGTCTATAACTACAGATATGTTAGAGAAATCTGATCTAGATAAGACTAATACTATGTTCATGCAACAAGGTTTATTCAAAGTTAAGGTAATGAAAGAATTACCTAGGTTAGCTAATAAACATAATATATATTTTGGTATAACGGCTCATGTAGGTAGAAAGATAGACATGACTAACAATCCATATGCTAAACCTACTAAAGATCTACAATATCTAAAACAAGATGAGAAAATAAAAGGAGCAGGTGATAAGCTTAACTTCTTAACGACACATATGTGGGTAGCACATGGTACTACAGCGTTGATCAATGCTAATACCAAGTTACCGGAATATCCTATGTATGAAGATGACGTTGAAACAGATCTTAACGTAGTTAAGTTAAAACAACTTAGATCTAAAACTGGACCGTCTGGTTATGTTCTAGAACTAGTGGTAAGTCAAAGAGAAGGAGTTATACCTGAACTTACAGAATTCCATTATCTTAAAACTAACAAATTCGGTATAGGGGGTAATCCTAGATCATACTGGATAGAACTTATGCCTGATATTAAGCTATCTAGAACAACCGTTAGAAGGAAGTTAAAAGAAGATAAAAAACTAAGAAGAGCGGTTAACATATTAGCAGAGCTTAAACAGTTAATGGTCTTCTTTCCACAATATAAAGATCTATACTGTACTCCTACGGAGCTATACGAAGACATTAAGAAACTAGGATATGATTGGAATATCTTATTACAGACAAGAGGATGGTGGACTATAGATAATTATAGCAAAAAAATAACACCATTCTTATCAACGTTAGACATACTAAGAATGAGAAAAGGATTATACACGCCTTACTGGATGGATGAGAAAACTAAATTACCTAAGAAAGAATACATAGAACATTTTGAAGGAGTTGATAATGGAAGTAAAACCGGTAAAAAATAGCTTAGAGGTAAATATGGAAGAAGTAATCAAGGACTATGATGAAGTTTATGAAAAGATGATGGAGACAGCTGATAAACTCATTAATGACAATAACACTGAACATGAATACAACCCGTTAGTTATGATCTATAACTATATGAAACTCTACTCTGAACAACAAGCTAAAAATATGTTAAAATATCTGCTACGTGAATATCCAGGATTACAGAAAATGAGACCAGAGGTACAAGTACCTCTTATCAATATCGCTATAAGTAAGCTGCTATATAAGAAAAAAAGAGAGAACGATAAGTTTAACATCATGCCTGTATTAAAATATTTACCTATGGACGTTACAGTAGAGGAATGGTTAGTTAATTTAAGAAAGTATACCATACCACTTCTAGTGAACAATGAAATATTTGATTATGTAGATAAGGAGGAAAAATGAATTACAAAGGATATATAAGAAGCATTGATAATAACAATGTATATATAGAGACGTTATTTCAAGGAGCTACTCCGTTTTTTACTATCAGTGATACGATATTACGAGCTACTGAAATGTTGTTGGAGACCACTTTTATCGAAACACCTAATAACAAATATATATTGTTAGACGACGATAATAACGAAGTAGAATGTACATTCATATGTAATTTCATACATCCTTTAAATAGAATACCATCTTGTATTTATTACAACCCTATTAATGGCTCCTATTTCGTAACCGTTAATCCTGACGTAGTAGATCCTAGTACATGCAAACACGTATATAAAAGTATAGGGTATTTTGGCTTAGGCGTTAATAATAAAGATGCATCACATGGATTATCGTTAATATTAGACGTAAACCCTATAAAGAATTTACCAGTTCCTAACACTGAATCGTTTAAAAACGTTAATATAAGAATATGTTCGTTCTATGGTCTTATGTCTAAATACACAGCTAACTTTAGAGTAAACAGTGGTACCAGTAATGCTATATATGTTAAAACTAACTATAATGTAGTTATAGAAATACCTAGATACGTTATAAACTCACCACTGCATACTTACACTATAACGCCTGACAGATTAACTAAATTTAACATAGATTACGCAGGTAAAACAGAACCTGACAACTATTACGTTATATTACCTTACTAAGGTTACGTGTGGATATTAGTGTCTATACATCCATTTATTTTATTTATATATTGTCAAGATGTGAAAAGAAGAACGGAACCTGAATGTACAGGTTCCGTTATACTATTTTAGTTATACTATTTTATTTACATAGAGTAAGGAAGTAATATGGATATTCCTTGGAGAATCAAAAACATATTAGAAATGAAAGAAAAGAAGACAGGCAACTATAGAAGACGTTCATAACCCTTCTTTCCCTATTTATTTTTTTATTTTATTTTTGACTGAACCTAGTCTATAAAGGATGTGTTATGAACAAGAAAAGAAAACAAGTTGAAAAGATTATACTCGACTTTATGAAAGAACTTACAGGTACTGAATTCAATGTTAAGTTGTATAAAGACATGTTCGATAAGATGTCTGATAAAGAATTCGATAAGTTCATGGAGAAACTTAAGAACGGCATGATATTACAGGTTATAGTGCCTCCAGATAAAGATGCTATACCTGTTAATATAAAAGTAGAGAAAAATCTTAAACTAGCTAAAAAATGGTTCAATTATGATTTCTTCCAAAAGATAACTATAGGTCCTACATCTACGTTACCTAAATATACTACTAAAGAAAAATTCTTAATAATGGATCTACCATTTAGACGTACTAAACAAACGATTGAAAAAGGGTTAACCGTATCGCTTAATGCTAAAAAGATAGATATGTTAACTGGACAGCCTAAAGACGAATCTACTGCTAACAAACTTTCATTTCCTGAGTTACAGATGTTAGTAGGTATGGGTATGAATGAATCGATTATAGAACTAGTGAGGGATAGAGGAGGCGATATAGCAGCTATGAGAGTGTTATTAACCGGTCTAACTAAAACAGGTACTGTAACACAAGAACTTGTTAGTAAATACGCACAGGGGGTATTATCTACTAAGACGTTAAAAGCATATCTTAACGGTATGCATCTTAAAAACACTCTACCATAGGAGACAGTTCTCCTATGGTAGTTATTTTGTTTCAGTTACATAGATAACTGGTTCGAATAACTCAGTATTTAAAGTATCTTCTTCTAGTTTTACATCGTTATCACTAGCATCTGTGACGTTACTATTGCTAGAAGTTAGATCTTCATTTATATCCAAACCGTTTAATATAGCTCGTATTTTGTTATAAACCGCTTCATAGTTAACTACGACGTTATCTGATCTTATTTCTTCTAATAACGATACTAATTTACTAAGTTCAGTTTTTAATTTTACATCGCTTACGTTAATCTTGGTTATCGTTTCTAATATATCGGATATAGCAGCGTTAACTAGTTTTGTTTTATAAGGTACAGGTATACCTTCTTTAGTTACATATACGTTACTATCGATGACATAGTTAGGATCAGTTACTAATTCTTCGTCTCTAGTATAAACGCGTATATCTTCAGTAAGGTTGGACGATAGATAACCTGGTAATGAAGTTAATTCACGTAACTTAGGTTTGTATAGATTAGGTACTCTGTATTCAGATACTAATACATACGTGTTGATTATATTTGTTAAAGCTTCTAGCTCTACGTTTTTAGTTAGTATGTTATACGGTTGTTCTGGTATTAATGTATATAGTCTATCTACCAAGGTAGACAGGTATGTTTTAAGATCTATGTAGAGTTTATAGAACCTCTTATACCAAGCAGAGTTAATGTTACCATACATGAAAATATGTTTACCTACTTCAGGAGTACGATAGTCTACGAATAACGCATCCTTGTTAAAGAAGCTATAGGTAAATTTAATAGTGTAGCTTCTAAACTTATCTATGAACTCTATATACTTTTTAGCTCTCTTTATGATCTGTTTTAAATAGTTAATGTTTATACCGGTAGTTTGGTGTAGAAGGCTCTCTAGGTCTGATACATAGTTTAACGTGTTAAACGCGAAATATCTATCTATGTTGTTATATATATATTCTTCTAAACTAACGTCTAATGTGATATCAACGGTACCTTGTTTAAACAACTTAAACGCTAAATCTCTTATTACTGAAGATAATATAGGATCACTTGCATTAGCAATATAGAAAACAATCTTACCTAAACCATTCGTAAATCTTTGATAATACGTTACAAGGTCATTGCCTTTGGTTATGGTCATGTCGAATGGTAGCGTATCGTAAATATCTTTTATAATATCTTTAACAAATTTACCATATATGTTGTTACTGATTAATTTCTCGATGTCAACGTTATCGTTAAGTACTAATAAGTTATCGAACTTCACGGATTTGGTATTATCGTATTTACCTATAGATTTAAGCAACAGGTAAGTAGTAAGTACTAATACGTCTTTATTGTTAAGCGTATAGACTTTACCGCTATTAGGATTCGTATATAAGACATTGATGTTAGTTTTAAGATTGCCTAATAGATAAATAACTACATATGGTAGAACTACGTCTATACCGTTAAGTCCTACTTTGTTTAACATAAGAGGGGATACTTTGTTAGTTAGATCTATGTTGTTATTAAGTACGAATGAAAAGTTTTTGGTCTTAGAGTTGTATTGTTTTCTAAGTATATCGTCATACTTATCGAGTTCTAAACTAGTTAACTCATCTTTGATGTACCCTGATGTTTTCTCTTCACTTATAACGTCGTTCAGGTCATAGTTATATGCTATTTCATTACCGGATCTAGTTACTTTGTTCTTTTTGAATAAATAACTGTAATCATACGTATTCTTTTTAGGATCATCTATGTTTTCTTTTATAAGCTTAGGAGTCTTCTTGTAGTACTCTAGATTATAGATAGGTATATTGTTGTTGTCGTATATGTTCTCTAAGATCTTTTTGAATGCTTCATTGTTAGCGTTAGATTTTACTATGCTCTTAAGTTCTCCGTATAACCATATGATATTTTCTTTAGTTATGAAATCATAATCAAAAATATCCATGTTCTTGTAGGATTTGAAATATAAGTCTATCTGATCTTTAAATGCCTCTGATGTTAGGTTATAACCTACTTTAACAACTGGTAACATTTTGACTATATAACTATACATAGTAGCATAGAAGCTAGAGATATATCCAGGATCTATGTTATAATATCTGATATATCTGCTGTTGATGATCTTTCTAGCTAACCTGGATATATGATATAAGTATATCTCTATGTCATCTGTCAATAGTGTCTTTTCGTATATTAGTACGTCACCGTCCTTAGGATCTATGTTAATATCTTTTATAGGATTGAGTATACCTTTAATGTATACGGACATACTAGGATATTGTTTAACCAAGTTATCGTAATCAGTACCGAATTCTCTTAATTTAGACTCTAATATAGGGTGTTCTTTAATAGTATCTTTCGTTAAGTTAATATACTCGCCAGTATCAGGACTTAATACAATAACGTCAGGGTCTAATGGATGCTTTAGACCCTGTATGTTCAACCAGAATTTGGTTTCTTCTCTTTTATTTGCTAATTTACCAGTTGCTTTATATATATTATACTCAATAACCTTAACTAAATCCTCCATATATATAACGGTACTTTTTAAAAAACGTATTTCATTAACCATATTAAATCCTTTTAAGAGCCCTATTTTTCAAGTGATTAAAAATTTCAAGGAGTTACTATGGCGAAAATGAGGATGCCTTTAAATTATGACCAGCTATATAAAAGGATGGTCAATTTTCTAGAAGAAAAGGTAAATAACAAAACGTATAACATAGATATAGAGAAAATCATATCGAGTGTTAATTTTGTTCGTAATAGATTAGAGTTGGTAGATAGCATCTACGATCTGTTACCTGATATAAAACTTACGGTAGAGATGATAGTAAGTTCTATCTTATCTCCTAATGATATGTTAGTACCTAACCTTAACGTAACGTTCGATGATATACAGTTACCAAGTAGCGTTAAGTTAATAATATCCGATAAGATAAGAAAACATATTAACGAACATTACCAAATAAACGATAAACTTAAAACGATAATAGAAGAAGCATTGTTTACTAAAGGAGCGTATATAGAGCTTATATTCCCTGCTACGGTTGTAGAGAAGATGTTAGATAGTAAATACAAGAATATGGTAAAAGGATTTGAATCATTTGTAAATAGTATACCGCCTGTTACTTTAAACGTTAAAACTCCGTTCATGGAGATCACAGATAACCCTGGTATAGTATTAGCCGATGAATACTATAAAGATATTTTTGCAGCTGGATATGAATCTGCTTTTTCAGTTATAGACGATAAGAAAACAGATGTACTGGCTATATTAGATCAAGAAGAAGTTAGTAAAAAACCGATTATTAAGAAATTACCTGTTGAATCGGTTTTACCAGTTATAGATAAAAACGATCCGTCTAATCATTATGGATATTTCATTTTCCTAGATGCTATAGGCAGGCCGTTAAATAGACAACAGATCACTGGTCCTATCAAAGACTTCATAGAGAACAAAAATCAGTCATCTATAGATAAGATCATAACTAAAGCTAAAAAACTGATTCAAGGACTTACTAAAGAGCCTCCTGTTATTAAAGAACTAGAAGATATTAAAAACGTGTTAGTTCTAGAGAACCTTAAAAAATCATTAAAGAAAACTGGATTAGATGTTGTAGCTGAAGTAGGTGATAGTAAAAATGCACGTATATTAGATATAGCGTTAGACATGATATTAAAGGATAAGAAAGTTAAAGTGTTATTCGTACCTAATAACTACCTACAATATTTTGCTATACATTATAGGAAAAATGGAGTAGGATTACCGTTATTAGAAAAAATAAGTTTATTAGCGTCTATGAAAGCTATGATATTATTCGTAGAACTTATGTCATTCATTAAGTCATCCATACCTCAGACCAGAGTATCAGTTACTATGGATGAATCAGATATTAACCCAGAAGCAACTATGGAAAAAATAATATCTGAAGTTATGAAAAGCAGGCAATTAACTATGCCTGTAGGGTTAATGAAAGTAGACGATATCGCTGACTGGGTGCATAAAGTAGGATTCGTATTTGACTTTAATCATCCTCAACTACCTGACGTTAAAATAGATATACAAGAAACGTCTTTAGAGATAAAACAGATCGATAGTGATGTAAAAGAGAAAATAGATAAGCTAATATATAAAGCATTAGGAATACCACCTGAGTTGGTAGATGAAGGATTTAACCCTGAGTTTGCTACTACTATAGTTACTAACAACATATTGTTTACAAGAAAGATACTAGCCTATCAAGCTGTATTTAATAAACACTTCACAGATTACTACAAAAAGATCATTAAGCTAGATCAGGAATTAATAGATGAGATAAATGCGACTATAAAAGCTAACATGTCTGATATTAAGAAGTATATAAGAGCTAATATCAAGAACAAAGAAATAAAAGACAAGATACTTAGTCTAAACGATGATGATTTTATCCTATATATAAGAGAGAAAGTTATTAGAAAATTAAATGTTAAACTACCTGAACCGGTAGTTAATGAAAATGATAACATAGCTGACAAGTTCGATGACTTCAAAACTAAGTTAGAAGATCTGTTAGATACATTCATTACTACGGATATAATGCCAGATGAATTAGTAGGTGAGTTAGGAGATAAAGCTGAACAAGTGGTTAAAAATACTGTAAAAGCTATCATACTCAAGAAGTGGTTGATAGAACATAACTATATGACAGAGCTAGTAGAAGTATTCAGCATAGATGATACCGGTAAACCATTGAATAGTATAATGGATGAATTTAAAGCTTATATAGAGAGTATAGAAAAATCACTGATACCGTTCTTAAAAGAAATGACTAAGTTTAAAAATAAAAGCGATGAAGCTATAGAGAAAGCAACTAGTGAAGCTGAAGAGGAAGAAGAAATTGAAAATGAAGAAACAGAGAACGAAGAAACGAAAAATGAAGAGACAAACGAAGAAAATAATAATGAAACCGAGAGCAATGAAACTGAAGAAGAAGGACCTGCTGAACCTAAACTACCTGAAGAGTAAAAGTCCACAGATAGGACAATCCTATCTGTGGTTTCAATCTTTTTTTAAGTTTATATTATTAAGACGTGTGTAGAAAACAAACAGAAAGGAGTCGCCATGATTAATGTAATTAAAGTAAGATCTATAGACGTGAATGGATCATGGGTCCATATCGAACCTATAGAATCAGATGCTAATATAGTCTTACCGTTAAGTAACGTAAAGAAAATAGAATACAAAAGATCCTCAAGTATAGAGGACTACAAAGAAGGCCCGTACGAAGAGATGCCTGAAGAATATGATTACGTTGGAGTGTATACTCTAGATAATGAAGTCTACGTATATAAAAAAGATGAAAGTAAAGGCTACGTAGACATAACTGATATTGTGTATTAATCGTAAAATAATCTATCGGTATATTATTAAGATGTCAAACCACTAAGAAAAAGGAGATACTATGTTCGGAGGAGGTTTCAACAACATCAATCAAGCAGGTATGGGTTATCAAAGACCTAATCCTGTACTGGATAACTGGAAGAAGTATTTAGAACAACTAGCACAGCTAGGCGTACCACAGAATTATCTTATGGACCTATATAACGCGCTAGCTGGGCTATCTGGAAAAGACGTAAATACTCAGATACAAGGGTTGAACCAGATAATGAATATGCTACAGCAACTATACACGCAGGCTAATGGTAATATCAATATACAGAACGGTATAGTACAAGCTGGTAAATTCATAGAGAATCTACTACAACAGGCTAAAAGTAAAGTTAGTTCGAGTAGTTTTGGAGGATTTGGTGGTACTGGATTCGGTGCTTCTGGTTTTGGTTCAAACGGTTTCGTGCCTAACGGTTTAACTAATACTGGGTTCGGTGCAAGTGGATGGAATGTTTCTGCTCCAAGAACAACTACTACAACAACAGGTTTTAGTAGTAGTTTTTTAGAAACTACTGGAACACAGAAAAACGAACCTATGGATACGAATGTAAATACGTCTACTAAAACAGTAGATGAGATACCTTATGATCCAGAAATAGCAAAAGAGTTCAAATGCGAGGATCCTATAGTATTACCACCGGTATATGATGCCGGTAAAGAAAGATTATTCATGATCGTGAACTATGCTAACAAAACATTTAAATACGTTATTAGAAAAATTTAAGGAGGTAACTATGTTAACAGTAGGACTATCTTTAAACGGTTTATATACGGATATTAAATCTTGTATTATCAATGGTGAAATAAACGATAAAGAAAATACTGGGATAGTAGTTGATCTTATACCTGTTAAGAGAGTTGAGAAAGGAAAACTGGTAACACTACATGAATATCTAGATTTTGAAGAGATACTACCAAGGATAAAAGATACGTTACCAGAGGATGTAAGAACAGACGTATCTAAATCTATGACTAAGATTATCAACATGTTAATGAAACCATATGGCGTATATATCGATGATTACATAACAGATGTAGATGATTTAGAATTGTATCTGATAGAAAAGAAAAAAGAACCTATAGGTAAGGTATTAAAATTCAAGTGGAAAAGATGGTTAGATCTAGATCAAGAGTTAATAGATGAAATAGAAAGTTTATATACAAGAGATAACGTTAGTTACCTAGTAGTACCACAGATAAAAGCAAAGATAGTGGAAACTCATACTGGGTTGGTAGAGAATCCACTGATCAAAAATGAATGGATGGATGCATCTAGGATAAGTGTAGAAGAGGAATCAGAACAGTTGATATTGTACAAAGGCAATAGGATCTTTCTACTAGATAGAAGAACTGAACCTATGATAAAAGAACTAGGGATAGAATAACCTATCCCTAGTTCTCATATTTTTATTTTTATACCAGTCATCAACGTTCTAAATAAGAAATCTTTTAACGTAGATAAGATACCGAAATCATACTTACTAGCATAGTCTAATGCTATCTCGCTTACCTCTTCTTTAACGATATCAACATCTTCTTCACTATCTGGTTCTTCTTTAGTTATAGTAGGTACGGTGTAAGGGAATTTTACGTTAGTTATAAGTTCTACGTTCATCTGTGACATATTTAGGATAAAAAGATCTCTATCAGTTATGTTAAACTCATCACCACTATCTAACCTTATTAGAAATACATATACAGGTTTATCCTGCCCTATACGATGTAATCTAGCTACTGCTTGATCAAATATATACATCCTAAATGGTAAATCTAATGCTAACATAACGTTAGCTACTATTAATGGTACCCCAGTAGATAATGACTTATACGTAGCTACTAACGGGTTGGCGTTAGGATCTTCAAAGAACCTCTTAACTATTTTAGTAAGATCGTTAGTACTGTCGCCATATACTCCTATAGGGTTGTATTTTTTCTTTTTTAAAGTACGTACTGCCGTATCGCATACGGATACATAGTTGCTAAATATCAACGTTTTCTTATCAGTCATCTCTATAAATCTCTCATATGGAGTATATTTAGCTAGTTCGTTATAACATTGTATACGTTTACCGAGTATGATTTTGCCTAACGCTTCACCCATGACTTTAAACTTAGGATATTTAAATATAGGCGCTACTTCTTTGTATTCTTTCTTTTCATCATTAGTCAGATATGGTAATATGTAATCTTCTTCAAATCCTTTAACCTTATACAAGAGGGATAGATGTTTCCTTAGTTTACCTTCGTCTACTATCTGTCTTAATTTAACACAATCATTAATAAAATCGTTATACATTTTATCAACCACTTCTCTAGGCTTATCAGTTTCAGATAGATATCTTGTCTTAGCTAAGTTCACCAGGTACAAGAACTTATCTTCGTATTTAGTAAAGTTATTGAGTATTTCGTTAAGTCTTTTAACCTTATAGAGTTCAACCTCTTCTTTTATAGTAGATAGAAGGTAAGGCGTTGGATCAGGTATTTTAACACGGTATTCGTCTATATGAAGTTTAGGTAATCCTTTTTGATCTTTTTCCACACGTTCTCTATATAAACCAAACCTATACTGTAATAGTTCTTGGTTATATATGTTAACGCTACTATAGATCTTAATGAACGTATCTACTACAGGAGGGAATTTCTTATCTAAGATATATAACATAGGTACAAGTTCTTTAGTAGACATCTTAATAGGCGTACCTGTTAATAGACTTATATCTTTAAAATCTATCCTATTAACAAAATCTAACAGGTTATTAGTACGTTTAGATTTGATCTCGTTAAAGTTATGGAACTCATCTACTATAAGGTATGGTTTCTTACGTTTTAATTGTTTAAGTAACTTATCGTTCTTAACTATCTTATCTAAGTATTCATAATGGAATACTATAAACCTTTCTCCATGGTATTCTTTATCTTTAGTACCTAGCATACATACTGATTGCTTCTGTTTATATAATCTTTCTTTATCGCCTCTTAAAGACTCTTCCCATACACGATGTAATACTTGCCTAGGCGCTATAATAACAATGGTGTTATAATGTAGTGCTTCTCCTAGTGCTAGAGACGTATATGTTTTACCTCCTCCAGCTGCTACGTCCATTAAGAACCCTCTTAAGTTAGCCATATGCTTAACACGTTCATATTTTTCAAATACCTTTAACTGGTGTGGTAACGGTTCATATCTCATAACCGTCTTAACATATGATAGATCTAGCTTCTCAGTTATAGGTTCGTATCTCTCTCTAACCCATGTTTTAGTATCTATGAACTCTATAAGATCGTTAACTAGAGGTAATACAGGTATAAGATCGTTAATAGCGTCTTCATCACTCTTGAACTGTTTTAACATATACTCTAATTCTAGCAAAAAGAACTCATATATCTCAAAGCTAGCATCTTTAACTTTAGCAGTTATAGAAGATATAAGAGATTTACCATACCTCTTAGATAGTTTAGATAACAACTTCTTAACTCCTACAGTGTAGATAGTATATCTTTTAGTCCTGTTACTATACGTGTATGATATGTGTTTAAATCTTTCCATCTCTATTGTCCTTATACAGGGTGTTAGTTCAATTCAATGTTTTATAACATGTTTTAAAAGATCACGTTTATATATTACTCATATGGTAAAACAAATACAAAATAAGGAGGTTGTTATGGGTAAGAAAATCTCATGGAGAAAGAAATATCAAAGACTATTAAAATAGGTTAAATAGATCAAAATCTAAAAAGAATAAACGAAAGATTACGATAGACGATATTTGTATAACACGTCCAGATGTATCAAAAGGGATTAAGTTCGATAAGAAGAAGGCTATGAACGAAGCGTATGTACAATTTGAACTTTATAGACAGTTAAAAAACTCAGGTGTAGAAGTATATCCAGAATATAAGATCGGTAATTCTAGGGCAGACTTAGTTATCGTGCATGATGGTTATATTAAAGCTGCTATTGAGGTTAAACCTAAGCCAAGAAAAAGTCTTAATAAAAATACCAGACAATATCTAAAATATTCAATGCTTAAAGATATTGCTATATTGTACTGTTTAGGTATTGAAAATCTTGACAATACGAAAGAATATGTCTTAAAACACTTGTTGAAAGATGAAATAGAACCTATAATTAAAATTTTTAACGAGATAAAGGATGAATTAGATAGTAAGGTTAAGGATGGTAATTAGATTATTGCAGTGCATGGTTCATTGTCGTACATATCTATCATTTTTGCTTTTAGCCTTGGGGGGAGGATGACGGTCGGGGCGGTGGAGGGCGTCGGGACGGATCTTTACGAAGAGGATATAAAAAATAAAACATATCATATATCCCATACTAACCCACTAACAGTATGTTACATTTAACACGTTATTACCATGTCAGACTGGTATAGTACGAGATAATCTAACAGTAGTATTTTTTTTCTACTAGCAGATTGAACTAAATGAACATATCATGTTGCTAAGAACTGTTTATTTACTATCATACCAGCCTAGTACATTGTTCCATTTTTTAAGATATGTGTTTAGAAGATATTGTGGGTATATATTATTAAGAAGAGATCGGTAGGTTATCGATGAACTTTAGATAAAAGAAGGAGGGATGAGATGGATGTGGTTAACTTAACGTATGATGAGATCATAAAACCTGTATATGAAGATATTAAGAGTGATTTGAAGTTATTAGGTGTAAGTGATAGGAATCGTAGATGGTATAATTATACGTATATACTAGACGTGATGTATGGGATTAAGGAAGGAGTTACTGATGTGGTTAAAGAAGTGATCGAGGAGACGTATGATAAACATAAGGACTGGTTCGATAGTAAGAGGGATACATATATGGATATAAGGATGGAAGGTAAGGAGGGTGTAAGATGTGAGGAGGGAACCGTGTTAGTAGATAACGGTATAGCTATAGATAAGGATAGGATGTTGAAAATTAGTTATGTTACCATGCATGTTGAAGCTGAGGTAGATGATTATAGACTTATGAAGTTGGTAGGTATGTTAGCGTCTATGGATATTGCACATCCTGAGATGATGTGCATGTTACAGTATGGTAACGGTATAGATGTATATATGTTAGACATGAGTAAAAAACCAGTACCTAGGAACATGGTTGTAGCGTCGTTAAGTAGAGCGTTATATGTTGGATTATTAGAAGATGAAAATAAAACAGAATAAGGAGGGTAAGATGGGATTAGATATAGTAACATTTTTTGTTAATGAGAAAGATAAGATAGAGGAGATAGAAGGGAAGTTGATGAGTGTAAGTAATGAGATAGACGATGTATTAGAAAAGATGATAGAGTTAGTTGGTGATAAATATAAAGATGCGATCAGAGAGATATGTGAAAAAGTGAAAGAGTTAAAAGGGGAAGAAGTTGAGAGATGTGAGATCGGGATAGCGTCTAAGCTGGTTGATATTGTACTATATGACTTAACCTACGGTAATGATAAAGAGATGGATATAAGAACGTATGCTAAGATGTTGATGTGCGTGTATAGACCGATATTGAACGAGTGTGATCGTGAAGGTAGAGATGTAGTTGATATACTGGTTAAGAGAGGTGAAGAATTAGCTAAAGATGAAGAGATAAGTAAGTTAAAAGAGAGATTGAGAGAGTTAGAAATGAGAAAGATGGAGCTAACTGATAGAGAGACGGAGTTAACAGGTGAACCACGTTATAATTTACGTAAGTATAACATGTTGTTAGGATGGTTGATGGAACATGATATGTATAACATGGAGAACAACATTAACATATATCTAGAAAAAGATACGGTAGTGAGATTGTTACAAGATGTTGAGAAAGCCATAGAGGCGTATAAGGCAGGAGATATAGATACTTGTAAGAAAACCGTACCTACGTTAGACGGGTTCTTCTTTGGAGACATCGGATATAACGACTACTATTTGGAGAGACTTACTGTATTGCGAGAAGTATTGAACGACTACTTAAAAAGTGGTAAGAAGTATCTTATGTTATTTGTATGGTACTGATAGGACATCGTTAAGAACACACAGTCAGTGATATTACTGACTGTGTGTCTTTTTATCTTTAATATATATTTACCTACATGTCATTAACTTGTATAGCAGATTAAACGAAGGAGGGAGTTATGGTAACAAAAATAGTCTTTAACATAGAAGACGATGCGTTAATTTTAACTATGTCAGACGGGTATATAACGATTAACAAAGTAAGTACTGATAACGCGCGTGTAGAGATAAGGTATGCAGATGATGAAAAGATACCAGTATATAACGAAAAAAGCACGATCTCTCTTGTACGCATAGCGCATGAGCTAGTTAAAGCTATGAAAGATGTTATAGAGTTTTTGTTAAGTGATCATAAGGTTACATCCAGTTATTTCGAGTTTAAAGAAATCGTAATAGAGAATGTAGACGATACGGAAAAAAGAATCATGAAGGCATCTGTAATCACGGATGAAGGCGTTATAGAAACAGTGATCAGCGTTCATCCGACAGTAGCAACGTTGATCGATGAAATGCTTTCTAACATACCGGATTATATACTCACAGATGGCGTAGAAGCAGCAGGAATATATTACCATCTAGAAAAATGCATAGATAATATCGGTAAATGTAAGATAGTAGAACGTTATAACGACGAATTTCAGATGCTATACGGTACTTATAAGATAGATGATACTGAATTAGATATTACTATAAATGAGGATAAGATATATTACCGTTATAACGACGGTGAAGTACGTAGCATATCTGATATATCTGTTACTAAACTAGTTGACTCTCTAGATAGATTACGTTCTTCAGTAACCGATTACGTATTAAATACGCTAGATAGATGGAGTAGAAATACTGAGCTGGATGAAGGGTCTTCGTTGAATACTACTGGTGTAACGGATACAGTGTTGACAGTAGTTTCTGATAAAGGCAATTTAACGATAATTAATACGGTATTAAAATTACCTTACTCTGACAAACATTATTCTCAATTAGTCATCCATAACAAAGCGGTTATGATAAAAAGAGAGGAGATACTTACGATACTTAAAAAGATAGGAGAATTACTCCGTTTATAAGACATATCAATGTTACAGGAGCGGCCATGGTTATCATACGTTACACAAGATATGAGATCAATGATGTTTATAGCATTAATTTCTACCATTTGAACGTTAAAACCCGTGTCTTTAATAACAAATGGGTTCTTAAGAATAAATACACGGGTGTAAGACATATTTTAAACAACATAGACGAGTCTCTCCTTTTTAGTGCTTCTAGAAAGATATCTGAGAAGATAGTAACTAGTACTGGTAAAAAGTTAGAACTATTAACCGTTCCTAACACTGTATGTCGATATGCTTATAAGAGGTTAATGAATCGTATCATGTCCATAGAAAAACGCAAGAATAAGAGACTGAGGCGAGATAGGAACGGTATAAGAGTGTTAGGATAACACTCGATAATACCAAAGAAGGAGCGCCTATGAAAGAGGTGAAAGTGGATGTAGATAGCGTAATGATCGATACAGATATTAGAGGTAATATGCCTGGTGTATATGTTAATATCGGATCAGGTATCATACCGTATGCTTTATTTAAAAACGACGGCAGTAGAGTAATACCTTTAACTAGAGAAGAGGAAGAAATAGAAAAATGGTTAGGAGAAAATTTGAGAGAAGATCTTAGAGACGTCAGGATCTTCATACACACGTCGTTCAGTAGATCTGATGTAACGATGAGAGAGAAGAAAATTAATGACTTTATCAAATCCAAAATCCTAGAAGTAAACGAAAAAGCAGTTGTTACATATAAAGAAAATAATGTGTAGTAGACGATACACAGTCGTCTACTACGTTTTTTTTATTTTCTTACAGTACTGGATTAACCAACATAGATATATACCTGCTATATGATTCACTATCATTCATGAAGGCTACTTTAGCCCATTTTTCTTTTAGTAGTTCGTCATATCTTTCCCATGCATCTGCATAGCTTTCAACTATATCCATGACCTTATTTAACTCATGTCCTCCATATATGAATCCTTTATCTAGCTCTACTACTAGTTTGGTATGTATATATCCTTTACAAGCCCATTCACATAACTCAGCGAAGACTAAATGAGCCTGTGGTTTTAAGTTCCTTAGTTCATCATCATTCTCTACGACAACTCTCATATACCCGCCTACTGCTGAATATATGTTCTCATGTACTAGTATCGTGTTAGGTCCTACTAATTCCAAATTAGTAGTATGTATACCGCCTACATTAGTATCTATGTTGTTTATACCAGTCTCAGCGGCTCTTAATAATCCGTTACTAGGGAATGTTAGATCGGTAGTAACGTTATATATAGGGTTATATGTTAAACTTAATGGTGTTAGTATTTCTTTATTATTAGTTAAACTGTATGGTACCTCTATCATTAAGTATTTAGCCGTAGGGTTATAGTCTACCACCCATTGATCGCATTTTGACACGTCTATAGTGAACGACATACCTCTTATAAGGTTAATGTCTTTCATTACGATGCCTTTTATAACCAACCTTATGATCTGGTCGTCTAACGTAGTAGTTACGTTAGGCAATACTGATATCTTAGACATGAATACAAGGTTCAATATCTCTTTAGGTATTCTGTATATGTTACGTAGTGCTTTGTCGAATGGATGCATTTAATACTCCTTGTAGATGTTTTCTAATCTTTCTTCTAATTTGCCTAGTATAGGATGTTTGATTTTATCTAAGTGTTTATTATTAAGACTGTATTTAATGTCTTTTTTAAGCTGTTCTATAGTATCTTTATTCATAGATAAGGTTCTATGTGTAGAGGTAGTTAATAGGAACTCTATTACGTCTATGTATTTTAACCAGAATGTCCATGTATTATAACTGTTATAGATCTTAACTTTATCTTCTAAAAACGTAGAACCGTTACCGTTCATTAAACGCATGTTATCTAGTAGTTCTTCGTATCTGTAGTTATCACTATGCTGGTATTTTTCCATCACATTACCGATGCCCTGTTTAATATCTCTTAATCTAGTAGGTATATTTATAGGATTATCTACTACGTATAACGGATAATCGTAATTAGCTAAAACAGATAGATATAAAAGTACTAATGATCCATTAAAGAAATCGTCTATCATGTTTGGCAATGCTATAGTGTATAAAAATCTACCTGGATCTATGTCTTTATCAAGATCTATCTGTTCTTTACACCAGAAGTAGTATTGTAAGTTAAGCATAACTGGATCTATCTCATATACTATGTAATCGTAGCCGTATGACGGGTTAATTATGTTTTTAGGATGTATAGGTTCTGTTAATACCATATCGAAGTATTTAATAGTTATGGGGTTAAATGTTAGGTAATTATCTTTATCCATGGTTATAACGTTAGCGTCTGATGTTTTAACAAATATTTCGTAATAGTTTTTAGTTATAACCCCTTTATGAATTTTACCGGCATCTATCTCAGACGTTATACCTAGATCCTTAATGATAAAATTTACATTAGTTTCATTTTCTGTTAAGATCTGTTCTACTTTGTCTTCTGGGTTATTATACATATTTTCTAATAACGTTATCAACATGTTAGGTCGTTTAACATATCTGTTCGTAGTGTAGTAGTAGCTTACTAATTCAAAAATATCTCCTTCTAATAAGTATAAGGTACGTTCTAGTTTAGGATCGTGTATCAACGGTCTTTTATGCCTTCTGACGTTCTGAAATAAATCGATCATAACTTACTCCTTTTTATAAATAGTTTATTCAACGGATCCGAATGATAGTTATCGATAACAATGGAATAAAAATTTTATATTTTAATAAAAAATATTTACACTGTATAGTATGAAACAGAAAGCAAACATGCAATGGATAGGGAGAGTACTCCCGTGCACTACCGTTATGGTAGTGCATAAGATACCAGAAATGGTATCTTGATCGTTTATTCTTTTTAAATCTAAAAAATATTTGATCCTATATTATTAAGACGAGACACATCCGTGTCTTAGGTCGTGGTATCGGTTATCGTAGGACAAGTTTAGTTGTCGACAGCTAATGACGTACTTTCGTTAAACCGAAATTTATTCGGTAGTATATTATTAAGATGCAAAAAATCTAGGAAAAGGAGTAAGACATGGCACTACATGACGAAAGAATGAACAACACAGCTAAAAACAAAGCTAGAGTAGAAGACATCTTTAAAGAAGACACAGTTGGAGGTAAAGATATGAACAATGAAATCGACATCTTAGGTTTAGATTTATTTATCCAAAATGATAGTAACAGTGAGTATTTGGAAAAGTTTGCCAACACTCTTAATGAAAGAGTAAAGAAAGAAATCGTTGAAAAAGATGTTAAATTCGAGAATGTAGTACTAAAAATTGACAAAGAGAACGTAGCACCGTACAACATTGCATATAGCGTAGTGGTACTTGCAACTAGAACAAATAAATCTGACAAAGTGTTCTATCACACTATTTTATTGTCAGCTACTGGTCCATTACCAAAAACAGTAGCAGAAATAGTTGAAGAAGCTAGAATCAGAAATCAATTCTATGTATTGGTACCAGCAGACGCGTTTGACGAAATTATGGACAAAGCAGTTAAAGCGGTTCTAACAAGCGCATTGAATGTTGAAGTAGATAAATTAGTAAGTACATCTGGCGTAGTTATTCCAGACGATGTTGATGTAGAAACAGCAGCTAGTAAGATAGCTAGTTTAGTACAAAAAATTAATATTAGTAAAGCTGCTGAGGTAGCTGGTATTGTAGGACCTGTACCTATAAGAGGTCTAGTGAACAGATTTAAAACATATATTCCAAAATTAGATATCACACATATCGCAGGTATTACTAAAGATCAGACTGGTAAGGTTATTAGATCAGACTTCATGATGACATTGAAGTTCACGCCTAATAACAACCAAAATCAATTCCCTGCAAGATTGAATACAGAGTATAAAGAGTTTAACCTAGTAACATCTACTGGTTATATGGAATATTTGCCAGTAGAAAAACCATTAGCACCAGGTATGATTAAAAGATCTATCAAACCTAACATTATTATCAATACTACGGATGGATTAAAACAAACAACCGACATGGTGTTAATGAGTTTAATCAATAGCGCTGTGTTCGGTAATCCAAATCAACTTATGCAAATGCTACTTAATGTTAACAGAGATGTAGGAGTACTTAACTTCATCACTAACATCGAGGACAATAAAAAAGGCTTCGGTGAAAAACTACATCTCAAATCTGGAAAACTAACAGAACAACAAGTAGTAGAGATTATTAGCAAAATGTTTGAAGCTGAACCAGTTATATCTCTAGAAGTAGAACTATATGGACCTGGATTTGATAAAGAAGCGCCTTTCGCATATCTACACTTGATGAACGACAACCCAGCATTAGCTCAGAGAGCTAATGATTATATCGTTAAAACAGCAGAGGCTATGGTGGGCAAAAGCATTGCTACCAAACAAGTAGCTGCTAACGAAGGTATCATAGTACCAGTAGGTAAATTCGTAGATAATGAAGGGAATGTTAGAGACGTTAGAGAAATAGATCTAGCATTTATCGTAGAGAATGCTAAAGATCCACAAATCATCCATAACTGGATCTTAAGCAACGTGCCTGCTAGCGTATCAGGTCAAGATCCATTAAGACTAAAAATAGAAGTTATTAACCAAATCGTTCCGAATGCAATCATAACTGGAAAAGCAATTAGAATTCCTATTAATGGAGTGTTCTTAACTGAGCTTGTAAATGCTGCAATGGCAGCAGGGTATAATCCAAGAACACAAGCTGCAATCGATCACAACTTTATGGTTAACAATGACCTACAACTCATTAGCCAAGCTTATGCTGAAGGTGGAATCAGAGGTATCAACTTCGGTACTACAGGATTCACTAGACCTAACGTTACACAACCAAGCTTCGGATTCGGAGGAGGACTATTCTAGTCCTCTCCCACCTTCTTTTTTTCATTATTTTTCTTAGATTTATAGTTTGAATTAATAAGACTATCAAGGAGCAATACATGTTGAACGTATATGACGGTACGTTAGGGTTTACGATTAGAGCAGAGGACTTAACTAAGAAGCTCATGAAGCTTTATATAGAACATGGTAGCACAATGAGTTATGAGTTGCCTGATACCGATAAAGTTAAATATATGTGTTTAACTGGAGTTTATTGTAGAGATGAGGATATTCAACCGTTCTATCATCCATTTCTTTTTATGTATAAAGATAGTACAGTTATAGCAGGTGATTTCAGACATATGGTTAAAAGCAACGTATCTACAGAAACAGTTAACATCTCAGATGTTCTGCAGGATAGATACAATGGTAGAATGCTTTTATATAGGATGTTATTCACTGGGTTATTAATAGAAGATCCTAATAGTTTTAGTAACATCAATAACCAGTTAGCTATGATGTTCTCTGAAGTACTATCTAACACTATCTCTTTATTAGTTTTTAACAAAGAGATACTTCCAGTTTTAAAAGCTATAACTAACTTGCATTATAGATTCATGGATGAGGATAGAGTAACCGGATCAGTATTAGATCATATCCCTATCATGCTTTTACGTAATATAAGAGAACACACTCCTAATTACATTTCTAAGCTATCTGAGATCAAGTTACCAAGTAAGACTATAGGCGACTTACTTAACAATATCAAAACCGTTATAGACGATAGAAGAGTACAAGCATTAGATAGCGATATGTTAATACAATCATTATCTAGAACATTTTATAGCACTAATAGTAAGGAACTAGCGTTAGCAATGGTTGAAAATAGACCTACGTTCATGTCTATCTTATATATGGTTGAAACTGAAGGTATTAACAGTAAGTCGATCTTTAGAAAGATAATAGAGAGTAAGAAGAGAATCATTAACGTTAAGGAAACCATTAGAATCTTAGATAAAATTATCAAAGATAATCTTGTTTTAGTATAGGTAGATAGTTCTACCTATACTGTTGTCTTTTTATTTTTTTATGTCCTAGTATGTTGTGAACTATAGATAGGAGGACGATATGGATTTCAACGTAGAGGAAATATTTAAGAAACCTAATCATGAGTATAAACCGCATATAGATCCTGTTAACGATTACATAGAGCAAACATCATATCTGGTATCTAAGTATAAAAATATGCCTATAGACAAAGCAAAAGAGTTAGTAAGGAATAAGTTATCTGAACTTAAGAAGGAAGGTAAGGTACGTAATCCAAAAGTTAAGTTCAAAGAACGTGATCTTGAAGGGAACGTTACTACTAACGTTACATCACTTATGGGATATATAAATTATGTAAAACAAAGTAACGATATACTGGTACCATCATTTACTGTTTATTTTAATCCTAAGAAGAAAAAATCATTACATAGTGAGTTCATTAGCGCTAACGTTAAATCTAGGAACGAACATAAAAAACTTATGTTTAAATACAAGATGGAAGGTGATATAGAGAAGTCTAATTATCATAAAGTTATACAGTCTACTAAAAAGATTTTTAATAACTCATTGTCTGGTGCATATGCTAGTCCTGGTACGGTGTTATATAATCCATCAGCGCATTATACTTTAACATCTATAACTAGATGCGTATCAGGTATAGGTAATGCTATTTCAGAGTACATGATATTAGATAATAGACATTATAGAGACCCTGATGTAACCATGGCGCATTTAAATGCATTAGTATCGATGTCTGATCTTGATCTTATAGGTCATATAGTAGAAAAGTACAATTTATACATACCTACCGTAGATGAAATAATGAACAATATAGTTATAGAGAATATAAAACCGTATTGGAGAGCTCCTAAATACGAACAAATGATATACAAGTATCTAAAATCGTTAGACTATAGAGGTAAAGCAGCTATAACGTATATCAACAGTTTTTACAATCTAAGAAGATATAACGATAAATTCGTTAGAGAGTTATTCGACAAGGTTTTAAAACATGACTTAAAATTAAACGAAAATGCTAAAGACATAGTTACATCGTTACCATCATGGGTTTTTAACCTAGCTATGCATGTGTTAATAGAAGACGCTAAGGGTATAAAACCAGTTGTAGATGAAATGCCTCTAGATTTAGTAGAAAAGATAGCTAAAGTAGGTAAGACGTTTCTAGACAATATTATTGATTTAAAAGATCTGATACAAGCATTTTACGTTACAAATATATTTCCACCTAGTATAGCGTATATAAAAGACAGTACTAGAAAGGTTATAGTACTATCAGATACTGATAGTACTTGTGCTACATATCAGGATTGGGCGTACTGGTATCAAGGTAGCTACGATATCAACCCTACATCTATAGGTGTAACTGCTATAGTTATGACATTCACTACGCAAGCTATAGACCATTATATCAAAACGTTAGGCGTCAACATGAATATAGATCCTGGAACTGCTTCCGTATTGAAAATGAAGAACGAGTTCTTCTGGGATGTATTCGTTAACACTGATGCATCTAAACATTATTATGCGCAGGTACGTATACAAGAAGGTAACGTATTTAAAGAACCAGATCTTGAGAAAAAAGGAGTTAACCTTATAGCATCTCAGATACATCCTCACGTTAGAAAAGAAGCTGAAAACATGATGAAAGATATATTAGCAACCGTATCTGATAATAAAAATCTACGTTTAGATAAATACATCTCATGGACTAGGGATTTAGAAAAATTTATCATCGACAAAGTTAACAGATCAGAAACGGACATATTTAAACTTATGAAGATAAAGGAACTTACCGCATACAAGAATAGCGATAATCCAGGTAAGACTCCATATTTCAACCATCTAGTATGGGAAGAAGTGTTCGCAGATAAATATGGCAGAGCGCCAGAACCTACGTATCTAGCCGTTAAAATATCGACTACTATTAATAGTAATAAAGACTTTGAAGACTGGTTAAAAACACAAGATAAAGAATTCGCTACCAAGTTAAGAAACATAGTTAGGAAATATGGTAAAACCGAAATAAAGACATTTATCCTGCCGTTAGTTAACGTAAAAAGTAAAGGTATACCAGAAGAACTTAGAAATATCATAGACGTTGACAGATTAGTTAAGGATAATTGTAACGTGCTTTACTTAACTATGACAGGGTTATCCATATACAATCCTCCAGATATGAAATATGTAGACAAGTATGAAGAAGGAGATGAGAATGAAGAAATGTAAATGCGTTATACTTATATCTAGTTATGATAACTGTGGTAAAGATACGCTAGCTGATAAGTTAATAACCGTATTCAAAAACGAAGGGTATAGTACGTTAAAGATCTCATTCGCTCAACCGTTATACGAGAAACTCTCAGAACTATCCGGTATCCCAGTACCAGATCTGCATAAATACAAGAGACAGGATGTAGAGATATATATCAAGAATGTGAACGCCCCTGCTACGGTAAGAGAACATTTAATCAGTATAGCTAAGAACATAAGAAAAAGCGATCCATATTACTTTCTAAAAAAAGTAGTGAATGTTATTAAGGAGAATAACCCTGATATAGTTATTATACCTGATATGAGGTATATGTTAGAAAGTAAGATAGGTAAGTACTTAGACGAATATGTTGTTGTAAAAATCTTTATGCATTCAGAACTTGAATCATGTAACAAGAACGGTTTACGTTATGAGTTAGATAAGATAGATTATGATATAGAGATAACGTTACCTTACGGGTTAGAAAAATTAGATAAATACATTAACACGTATCTCAAAGACATATTGTTAGAAGCATGTACAAAGAAACACACGTATAGGGGCGATTAGTCGCCCCTATACGTCAAATGGTTTTATTTTTATCGTAGTAATCCATCCATTTTATAGTATAACTTATGTTTTCTTTTACGCCATCGTCAACCCAGATGATTCTTAGATCTTTAGGTTCCGTGTATATATCTATAGTATCTGATAGTACGTGTTTTTTATACAGTTTAAGTTTCTTATTCGTAGGATCGTAGTCTAACGTTATAACATCATCACTAGTAGTTTTATCTAAGGTGGTTATCTTAACGTTATCTACGTATAAGTCTATGGATCCATTACCTATATCGTTCGTATCTATGTAGAAATCTAGATACTTACCATTTAGATCTATAGGTAACTGAATGTTAGATACTATTCTTAAATTATTAAGGAACATAGACGATACCTTAAGACCGTCTTTAGTTAACTCATCCATATTCACTACTTCTTTATACGACTTACCACTGTCTAGAATATAATCATCCGTTAATAACACTTTATGGAACGGTATATTTGACTTAACTAGTTCATATCTAGCTATCATCAACACGTTATCATCGTCTTTAAATATTTTTTCATAAACTTTGTTACCATATATATCATATACTACCTCTTTGTACAGATATTTATTCCTTAACTCGTCGTCGTACTTAAAGTAGTATTTTATATCATGCTTATTTTCTATAAAAGTATACACTGGCGTATATCCTAAGTTGTTTTTATTAGTGAACCGCCCTTTTATGTTTAATTTGTCTTCGTTATCTATAATAGTAACAGGTATATCTGTATCTAGCAGATCAACTACGTCACGGTTAGGTAATTCTAATTCTTTACCGTTAACGTTTATTTTACGTATGATTTCATTAGGATCTTTATCTTTTAATACGTAGTTATTCCATTGGATTTTAGCCATTTTCCAACCTTTATCTGAAATTTCAGGTAAAGGAACATCTATGGATACGTTAATGACAGAGATAGGGAAGAACGTAGATAAACTTTATGTCGATATAACAATGTTAAAAGCTGACGGTTATGACGTCAAGAGCAAAGAAGTCATCAAGACCGTTAACGATAAGTTAACGTATATTTCAGAGTTATTCAGTAAGAGATTCGGTATGAATATTAAAATAACGTATACGCCTGGTAGAAAGATAATATACTACAAGATGACGTTACCTAACACATTAACAGGATTCATACCTGAAAAAGTACTTAAGAACAGAATAGATCTTGTTAAGTTAATCGATGTAGCTAGAAAAGAAGGTGTTAAACTTTTAGAGTTCACTATGAAAAAACTAAAAGATATTAAAGAACCCGTTGTAGATAGGAACAACTTAACAGTGATAGGTTTAGATAATGGAGGTAGGTTAGATGTAGTCATTAACGAAGATGTGCTATCAGAACTGAAACCTTCTATGTTTGTATCATTAGTACTTAGAGGCGTCAATGACTATTTTTACAATCTTGAAGTGATTATAGCTAATATAAGATTTTTGAGAATGTTAGGAGAATATTACTATAACACTGATGCTGTGGATAAAGATGACTCAATCGGTTTAATGGCAAAAGATATTCAAGATTTTAAGAAAGTACAGGAAAGGTTAATAGATATCTATATTAGAGACAGATTAGTCATCAAGAAGTTAGGGTTCTCAGGTATTTATCTAAAAACGTTACGCGTGTTAGATGAACTAAGCACGATAACGGTATCAGTGATAGGTTTTGCAGTTAAGTGCATAGCTGTTATATTAGTATCATTAACTATCCTGATGGCATTATTTGTAACACTTGTTCTTATAACGCACATGGGTGCAGCTAGTCTTACAACAGTTATAGCGGTAAGCCATATATACGTGCTTGTCCAGTTTTTGATCGGTATTGAATTCATGGTCTTAATATACGGTACAGTATTTTTAATAGTAGGTAAAGCGATAAGAGGAACGTTCGTAGGATTACAGTTCGATAAAGTTAACCTGGTTAAAGAAGCTAATAATGTTAAAATGGCTTTAATAAAAGAGCTTAGGTCTACGGATGATAAAAAAGCAAAAGCATTTATTATGGAACAGATCAATGAGATAGAGTATCTGCTTACACAATATAAAAGGATTAATGAGTACGTTAACAGATTTAAATTAGACGAGAAAGACATCATTAACAAACTGATGAACAATGACTTATATGTAGAATTAGAAAAAATAACTAAATAAGGAGTGACTATGTTCTATATAGTAAAAAACAATACTGAGATGATACCGTTATTAAAAGACGACAAACTTAACGAGAAAGTATATAACGCTACTTTAACTTCTAACATGAGATATTTTAATTCGTTACTAGCTAAATTATCTAACATGTCTGGTAAGTTACTCGAACCACAGAGGAAATTCGTAGAGACTGCATTAGCTTTTAATTTCGTTAATAAGATTAAATTCGTATATAACAAAGATTTACCATTCACTTTTACGGATGAAGAAATAATTAAAGTAAGACAGGCCGTTTCATTATTTGGTTATATATTAGCTAGTAAAGTCTATGAATCATCATCCGCTATATTTGACGTTAATGAAGTTAGAGATTACGCAGGCCAAATATTTAGAAGAAGAATAAGTTACTTATTAGATGGTTTCGGTACTGAAACGGAGTTATTAGATTTCTTAGTAACTGATAAAAATACATGGTTCTATTTAGAAGAGAATGAGAACTTGCATAGATCGTTGATAGAGTTAGATTTAGTAGTCATAGGGTAGATGATACTACCCTATGACTATTGTTATATTTTAGTTATTTTTATCTCATAATCTAATGTTATAACGGTAGTGTTATCAGGTAGTTTAAATAGTTTTTTAGCTACTGTGATCCTACTGCTATCTTCATCATAGTTTTTGTAATCTATATCACCCACGTTATCTAGGTTATTTATTTTAACAGATACTAACGTATCTGACAACGAACCTATGATACTGTTCTCTATTTCGCTTATCGGTTTATATTGTCTTAGCCCTTCTTGTAGTTTAACGTTAATAGTTCTATACAATGTTACTATGTCTATACTAGATATATCTCTATCTACGTATATGTTAATCGTTGGACGTACTAGATTAGGAGTACTATAGATCCTGTTAGATATTACTAGCTTAACATCTTGTAAGTTATCTCTAGGTTTAAATAGTACCCTAGTATTTTCTAGCAACGTATCGTTAAATTCTTTTAATTCTATCGTTAACATTGTATTCAGATACGTTAGTCCAGTAACGATATAATCTTTGTAGTTAACGTTAGTTACATCTCTGTATATAGATGGTATAAGTAAAAGAAACACGTTATGTATAACGCCGTTTACGTAATCTATGATAGGGTTACCGTCTTCATCAAGCATTATATCCCCTGCTTTATGTTGGATAATAGGATTACCATCTTCGTCTAGAACGATATCTCCTGCCTTATGCAGTAATGTAAGTTCTATATCATCATTCTCACCGTCTCCATCTGTATCAACTTCTTTTATAACTATACCGTTCTCATCTGTCAGATATACGTCTTCCGTATATCTTAGATACACGTCTTTTTCATATGTTTTATACTTCCTAGCAGTATAGTCTGGCACATACTTGCTATACAGATATTCTAATCTATCGTATAACTTCAATCTCACGTCTTCTGTTAAGAAGTAGGTTGTTAGTTCTTTATCATATACTAATTCTATACTAGTAGGGTTAGGTACGCTTGGATCAGTAGTATATATAACCAACGTACCAGTAGGTTCGTTATTGATTAATATAGTACTAGCAGTAGTATTGATAGGGTTCGTTATACCTATAAGATCGTTTTTATCTATATACTTAGTGGTCTCTATAGGTATAGAAAGATATGGACCAGTACCTGTTTCTTTGTATGTACCTGTTAAGTTAATCTTATAACCATCTTGGTTATATAATATTAACTCTGCTTTTAGATATGTTCTATCTATATTAACTAAACTGTTAGGATCTAAATGTACTTGCAGTTCATAGCCATATGAAGTTTTTAACAAGACTAGATCCGATATAACGATCCTATCGTCTATATTAGGGTTATAGTTTAAATTGTAGTTAGATAGTACTTTTTGAGAATTGATGTCATATGCTCTTATGCTATATGTGTCTTTATAGTCAATGACATATTTATACGGTGTGAAGTAGATCTTATTAGGATCATCAACGCTACCAGATCCTTCCCATGGCTCTAGTTCATTTTTATCGTTTAATAAAAATTCAGTATACGGTTCTATTATCATATATTCATCGTCTATGGTTATACCATCTGTATTAACGTTACCAGGTATTTTAACATAGTTGCCATATATATCTATATAAGAGAACGGATCCATATTAAGATCGTATATGTCTTTACTAACGATATAAGTTTTCTCTAGGATAGTGTCTCTGTTAAGCCTATATTCATATCCTAGTTTACCAAGTTCAGTAGCTATATCGTCTTCAGTAACAGGTACTAAGTTGTCACCAGTGGTCTTAGTTATAACTATGTTCTTAAGTTCCTCGAATGTAATAGAGTTTTTACCGTCTCTAGTAGGAGTAGTTGCCTTAGCATATATAGGTAAGCTAGATAACGTATTGTTAGGAAAAGTTATTTTAAAGTTATCTATGGTAAGATCTTCTATATGCTCTATAATGTTACCTTTGGTAGTGTATATTCTAATAGTTACGTTATTACTTACCATATTTTTAATAAGATACATAACAGGTAACGATACGAATACATAACCATCGCCAGGTTTAACAAATAACGTAGGTTTGTTAATGTTGTATACGAATTGACTGTATGTAACATTCAGTGGTTGATCATTACTGAATGCTTCTATATATGCAAACTCATCCGGTATATCTAATTTTACATTAAATGTTTCAGAAGGTATGATGGTTATGTTTGTTTCATGTACGGATAGTTGAAGTAACTCAACTTCTACGATTATCCATTCTATACCGTTAGTATCTTGTGTTCTGTATGCATTAAGTACGGTATTAGAGTTGGTTCCATATGGTTCCGTATTAGGGATTATGTTAGCGAATACACTATTTGTATAAAGCTTAATAGATACATCGTTTGGTAAGAAGAAATCTAAGTTATTAGTTAACGTTGTTATCTTAGTACCTCTTGGTATAATTAATTCCGTAAAGCTACTATTATCACTACCATACGTTAGAATATCATCTTTTCTAACATAAATGAAAAAACTAGCTTTACTAGGCGTAGCGAATACGTCTATAAGTTCATCGCTACCTAAGTGGTGATAAAGATCTTCTTTAGTCTCTGCTAAGTACGGATACATGCGTCTCATATTGACTGCGAATTCTTGTACTGCTGCTGTAGTGGTTAAGACGTTTGTTTCGATTAACTGCATGAACGGATTAGTAGCATCAGGTATATCTAGCTCGCCGTTCAAGTTCTTTTCTATACGAGTTAGTACGTCTGTTTGTAATACTGTAGGGTCGTATAACGCTTGTTGTAAATCTTTTACAATTCCCATTTTTACTCCTTATTAACTTAGTTGTCATTCGTTAGTACTTACGTTAGGTATGTCTGATATATCCGTTATTTTGTTATCTGTTAATAGTTCTTTATTCTTAACCGATTTCTCTATATCACTGTCTTTCTTTTTATACATATCAATTAGTTTTTGATATGTAGGAGATGTCTTAGGTACTAGCCATTTTAGTTTATATGTTTTGGTATCTATATATGGGTAACAATTAAAGTTAACATATTTAATAAGTTCTCTAGGTACAACTTCCATGTTATTATCGCCTTCCATGTATTTACGTATCCATGGATTAAATATAGCCATAGTTTTGTTAAACTCCATAAGTAAGATATCATCATTTATGATAGCTCCTACCGATTTAAACACTATGTTAATGTCTTTAGTCTGATCTGAATAAGGTCTACTGACGTCAAAATCGAAAAACTTACCAGTAGGTGTAGATACTGGTATACTAGCGCCAGTAGCGAATATTTGATCTATAGTCTCCCAGTCAGGACCGGTTGTTATTCTGTATATTCTGGTATTGTAATCTATCTCGTTCTCTATAACAAAGTCCCAGTATGGACTCATCATGCCTTCAAATACGTAACTAGCATATCTGTTCCATGTTTGGAATAACATTAAAATAGGATTATTAGCAAAGTTCTGGAACGTACATGTTATGTCATATGCCTCTAATATTTCAAACGTACCATCGACTATAGTTATCTGTTCTCTTCTTATACCTTGTGAACTCGTCCATGTAGGAACTACTTCATCAGGTACTCCTGAAAATGATTTTATAGTATTTGTTAACAATGGTATAAAAGCATTGTACTTATCCACTATAGGACAATCCACTATATCATCCGTGTAGAATGATTCCCTTCCCGGACCTACGTTAAGTTTAAATGGTAGTCTAGGATCTAGAGTAACCCTAACATATCGTTGCATAGATACCGGGTTCTTATTTAGCAATGGATATAAGAGTCTAACGTTCCTTATATTAGCCGTTCTAAGGTTTAACTGTGGTCTAGTGAAAAACGTCCATCCATATGTTGTCTTATTACTAGGTATATTAGGTCTCTGTCTACCAGCATTAATACCGTATAGAAAATCAGCAGTAGCTCTTTTATATAACGGTACGCCCGATTCTTTTAAGAAATCACTTAACGTCATATTCTCTATAGCCATTTTAAATCCTTTAAGGTCTTTATTTCAAACGATTGTACCAGAAATTCCTATAGATGCAATACTATGAATTATTTGCGACTTATAGTAAAGGAGGTAAAATGTTAAGCGTTGAGGTGATGAATAAGTTCTTTGAAAGCATAGCTGAAGAAGTTAAGAGAAGAACGAATGATAATAGTAAAAGACTTATTATAGACGGTAATATGTTTAAATCATTGACCGGTGTTGCTAGTGGATTAGTAGTTAGGCCACTAGTAGTTGTTTCTGACAAACTTAAATACATGGAACAGTCCAAATTTAAACAAGTAATTGAAATGGACCTTAAAATATTCACTGCCTTCTATATTCAGGTGTTTAGATTACTTGCAGCAGTACATGGGTTACAACCTACTGAAACTATAAGGATCATGAACAAAGGCAGAGTAGATCTTAATGACATTGATAGTTTTACCGGAGTAAGAAGATACGCTAAAACAATATTAGCAAACGAATCTATGACGTTTACTTATGACATTTTATCAGATAACGATAACGTAGAGATACCATTAGTACCTGGTTTTGAGGCTAAAAAAGACAGTAATAAAAATAATAAAAAAGAAGAGTTAGTGAAACATTTTAAAACGTCAGAAATCAACGATACACCGGTTAACAGGTTAGAACAAATGTTCGTTAATAGCTATGATATAACTATAGAGTTCAGATATACTAGCGACTCAAACGGATCGGATACTGAAGAGAAAAAAGGAGCTGTTACTATACCAGTTATCGTTTATCCTGTTATAGTATTTGTAGAACCTGAATCATTTATCCGATCTATTATAGACGAAGGTCTAGATGATAGTTTAAGGTCTAGATGGGAACAATATAAAGCAGGTGCAATCACTCTAGCTGATCTTATATTTGCTATCGATCTTATTAAAAAATACAAAGAGAAAAAGATCAAGAATCAAAATGATATAGCAAGAATGATCAAAGGCGTTAACAAATCTACATTCGTATCTAAGATATTAACTGGTGAAGCAAGATTTGCAGATAAGTATAACATATATATATTCGATAGATCAGATCTAAGATACATGGAAGAAGAGTTAAGAGGTAAAATTATAGATGGTAGAAGATATAACGAGAAAAATAAAGAGATCCTATTATCTAAAATGTCGGCGTTCAGTCTTACGTTAGTAGACAATGAACAGGAACTAGTTATAGTCTTTATTAAAGATATACCAGGTATGAACGTATTGCCTTTTGACCTACTTAAGAAATCCGGTAAGAATGATGATATAGCTGATATATTTAAGAATTTACTTATGAATAAATCACCTTTCTAAAAGGATGAATGATGATAGAGAAAAAAGAGTTAATGGATGGAGTACAAACAGCATTAACCACACTAGCATCCATGCAAGAGAATCTAGAAGAACTTAAACATATAATATCTGAAACTAAAGGTCGTAAAGATTACATCGTTAGCAAGACAATGTTAGGTAAGTTAAATGCTAAAGACGATATAGAGTTGATAGAGAAAATTCAAAAAGCTATAGATGTATTACTTAAATCTAACTTAGTTAACAAGATAGAAGAAAATCTACCAGTTATGATATCTACGGATCCTAAGAATCCTAACGTTATGGTAGTCGTAGGTGTCGTATCTAACATTATTAAACTAGCATACGATTTACCTCTTATCCTAAGTTATTATGTCGATTACTATTATCTCGGTAACAAAGATGCTAAATACATCAAATACGTTAACAATCTATCAGAAACATTGCATAGTATAACCGAATTCCTTAACCTATTACAAGATAAAGACGTTAAAGAGTTAGAATCGGTATTATTTAATATACCTGCACCTAGAGATATAGATAATGTACCAACTAGTTTGTTTAACAGCTACGTATCTAAACTTGTAAAAGCTACTAACGTTAGAAAATATGTTCTAGGCATCATCAACATTTTCAAAACTAGTAAACGTAAATTCGTAGGCAATCCTATATATCATTTATTAAAGTTATTAGCCGATTTTGAGGTTAATAGATACCAAGCTCTTAAAGATAGAAAAAAATATCTAGAACTTAAGATCATGGAGTTAAAAGCTAAAGAGAACGGCGAAGATAGCGAGAAAGTAAGAAAAATGTTAGAATATTACGAAAACGAGTTAGCCAAAACTGAAGCTAAAATTAAAGCTATAGAAGCTGAATTTAATAAATGATTGATTTTTATATATCAGCTAGTGGGTCTGCCATTAGCTGATATATATCCTATTTTTTTAAAGGAGACGTCATGAACGATTTAAAGGAACTAGTTGTAGAACTAGACAATTTTGAACTATTAGACATTAACGTAAAAGCATATGAAGATGCTTATACGTTAGCTGATGAGAATTTTCATTTAGCAGAACAGAAACTGTCTGAATATCTTGCAAGTATAAACGTAGAACCGATGACTTTCGTACCTGGGTATGAAGGATTCGTAGGAGATATAGTAGAAGGGATTAAAAAAGGTCTTAAAAAGATCGTTGAGTTCATCATTAACATAGGTAAGTTTATAATCAACACGGTTAAAAAGTTCTTTCTGTTCATTAAGAGGTTATTTGTACCTGAAGAAAAACGTATAGAGAAAGCTAAAAAAGAGGCTGAAAAGATAGCTAAAAAAGTAAGTGAAGAAGTTGAAAAGGAACTTGAAAATCTTTCTGATAACATAGTGGAGGAGTACATGAACAAAGAAGAGGAAGCTAGAAGAAGAAAAGTTAACCGTGTAATAGCTGAGATAGAACAAATCGTTACTACTTTTACCGTTCATAACCCTATACTACCATTAGTCTTTGAAAGATTTATGGATATTACGGAGGATAATGTTATATTTAGGTTAAATAAGTTAGTAGGCGAGTTAGGCGTAGCGTATGACCAGTATAATAACTATATAAGGATGGTTACTACTTTACCTGTGAGAGATGAGAAAATGACTTTATTAGAGTATTACGTAAAAGGACTAGAGGAATTAATATCAAAAGGAGTTTCTGCAAAAGTAGAATTCCCAGTGTTATGTAGAGCAGTAGATTGTTTAGAGGAGCTTATAGAAGGTTATATTAGATTAGCAGATTATGATAGTGAAATAGAGATGAGAGATTTGCTTAAGAAAGTTGAGAAGTACATAAGGAATCATGATGCTACCATTAAGAATAACGACTATATCTTATTCAGAATTGTAGATAACGAAAAGATAGAGTATCTGGTTATACCTAACAAAGATGAAATGTTAGCAGTTATTAAAGAATATAAATCTATGTTCGAGGACAATAGTATCTCTAAAGAAAGATACGGTGGTGCAGAAGGTATGGCTAACATGACTAAACTGATCAGGATAGCTAAATTATTCATACCTACAGCTGCTCCTGAAAAGAGAGTATTGACGTTACCTAAGGGCGACAAATTGATTAAAGAATTGTATGGGATAGATATATTCGAGTGGATCAATATAGAAAAATATAAAGAAGTTCGTAACATCATATTTGACGAAAAAGATATATATGATACTTTTAGCAGTTTAATCTCAGATATCAACCAGTTTAGAAAATTAGTGATCAAGGATGCTGATTTTATTAAACTAGTAGCTACTAGAGCTTTAAAACTAGGTGAGATGATTAAAAAGATCGAAGCTAAGTATAAAACGCATAATTACGTTAAAGAACTTAATGACGTAGCTATGCTAGTATCTATAGCAGAAAAGACTCTCTTGGATCTATTTAAAGTAATGAATAGACAGGTATTGTCTTTAGAAGAGTATCGAGAGTATTTAGCAACACCATTAGTAGTACGTCTGTTAGCATTAACTAGGCTATAGAAGTTATTATGATTTAACTTAGAGACTATTTATAAGGAGTGAAAATGTTTGATTTTAAAGAAGTATTGAACGTTAAGGATAATCATGACGTTAAACCTGTTGACATAGTAACAGCAGCGTATGAAGCGTTAGAACTATCTGAAATGGATAAGGAAATCACATATAACATCTATACATTAGACAGAGTAGAAAAAGCAGTAGCTGTAGCAAATGAAGATAGTATCGATGCCGTATCTACAGTACTAGGTTTACCTGTAGAAGGTAATGAATCAGTTGTTGAGAAGGTAAAAAACTTCTTTAAAAAGATCTGGGAAGGTATTAAGAAAGCAATAAGAACTCTAATAACTAAAGTTAAAAATTTCTTTGCTAAGATAGTTATGTGGTTTAAAAAAGTAACTGGATTAACTACTAAGAGAAAAATAGAATCAACTGGTAACAGAATCAAAACTGGTGAGTTAGTTTTAGATAAGAAAGAGATTGAATCTGATAAAGCTAAAAAAGTAGCATCTAAGTTACTTATTCAAACATATGCGTATAACGGAGTCATTACAGGTACTAATGTTGTTAATTACATTAACGATTTATTAGCGAACATTAAAACCTATATTAAATCTAACGAAGCACCTAATTTAGAGAAATTAGTTATGGAAGTGATAGATGAGCTAAATAAAGTAGGATCTAAAGCGGATATTAAAGTAATTAAAAGCAAATTAGCAAGTATTAACAGGATATTTGGATCATACGAGAAAGTAGCTAAAGGACCATTCTATAAACAACTTATTAGCAAAGTAGAAAGCGATTATGAGAAAAAAGTAGTAGCACCAGGCGGAGTAACGTTTAGAAAAGCTTTATTCCTTGTTGCTGAAGGTGAGGGCGATGAAGCTAAATTAGATACTTATCAACTTGTTTTAGGTAAAGATGAAGAAAAAGATATAGTTAATAAGGCTAAAGTATACACTATGACTCCTAAAGAAATCGGAGCTCTTACTAAAGCATACAACGATGTTGAAGAGATAATTAACAAAGATCTTGACAAGTTAATTAATGATATAGAAGTACATAACAAAGTGTTTGATAACATTAGTAAAAAGATGGATGAGATCGTAAAAGAGCTTGATAATAAAGAAAACACTGTAGAAGGTGAAAAACAATTAGCAAGAGAAGTTATCTCTACTATTAATAAAATTACTACTAAACTATCTGTACAAAGATTAGTATCGTTAGTAGAAGCTATCAGATCTGTTTACATCAGTCCTGAGATCGAATACTATTTGAATGTATCCGTTGCTAATTACAAATCTGGTAGTAAGTAACACAATAATATTAAGGACGACGTGACGTCGTCTCTTTTTTTATTTTTGTTTTGATATACAGTTTAAATATTATGATGTAATACGAATAAAACTAAAAATAAGGAGATATGACATGGTTGATTTTGCTAGAGACGTATTAGGCGTTAACAAACAATCTAACATAGCAAATGGAAAAGGTGACGAAACTGAAGTTATAGCAGTAGCTTTTGAAGCAGCTGAAGCTGAAAAAGACTTCGTTATCACTATGGCTGGATTTGAAATGTATGATAGAGCTGTTGAAGTATTAGACAAAGCAGCTAAACATGATGCAGATGCTATCGTGAAAGGATTTGAATCAGAAGCACATGAATATGATAGAACTGTAGTAGCGGTAGCGTCTATTTTAGGCATCGACCAAGATACTGTTTATGCTATTGAAAGTGAAGGCGGAGATAAATCATTCTTACAAAAAATGAAAGATAGCATTGTTAACTTTATTAAAAAGATCATCGATGCTATCAAAAACTTCTTTATGTCAGTATACAAATGGATCAGAAAACTAGCAGGTAAAACTACTTCTAAGAAATTAGGGGACTTAGTTAAAAAATTAGAAGAAGAAAAAAGAACTAAGCTAGATGGAGAATTTAATGTAGATACAGCTGAAGCTATCGCTAAGAGAATGCCTGCTGTATACAAAGCTAATGGTAAGTTAGACGGTGCTATTGTTAACGATACATATAAAGTATACGGTGAAGTACTAGGTGTTATTAAAGAACTTAAACCGTCTGACTTATTTAAAGACATCAAAGATGCTGAAGGACTTAAAAAAGCAATCGACGATGTACTTAACAAAGTTAACGGTAAATTTAAAAACGCAGATAAAGTAGCAGAAAACTGCATCGCATACATCAATGACGTAGCTCTAATTAAAGAAGAAAATGAGAACGGAATCAGTCTTAAAGAAATCAAACCTGAATGTGAAGATTGTGAGAACGTTGAACCTATTAAGTTCGATGAACTTAAAAAACTAGCTGAGATCGTTAAAAACAATGAAAAACTTGCAGAGTCTGTATTGAAAAACGGTGAGAAAAAAGTTAAAGAACTTGAATCTGAAGCTGACAAGGCAATTAAAGAAATTGAAAATGATAACAATAAAGACGCGATTAACAATATCAAAAACACTGTTAAACTTATATCTGGCATCTTGTTCTTCGGAGCTAAAGCAGCTAAGAACGCGCATATAGATTTAGCGCTTGAAAAATACGTTAACGAGTCTGTAAAACTATATAAAAGCGAAGAAAATTCTAAACAAGGATAATTAATATAGGACTGGTCTGAACCAGTCCTATATCACATTTTTTTACTTTAATAAACCAGAAAAAATAAGGAATATGAGATGACCGATTTCGCTAAAGATGTATGTTAGGTAAGAGGTTACATATGGGTATCAATCTTGAAAAATATATTAATGAGTCTGTGAAACTATATAAAGTTGAATAATCCATCTATCACAAGGTAGGAGTATTCTCCTACCTTGTGTTTTTATTCTGATAGCTTCACGTATTAATATATGTTAAATAAAGGCATTTACAATTGTAAGGAGTGCGTTATGGTAAACGTTATAAATGAAATAAAGTTACAACGGAAAATCGCTAGTAGTCTAACCGACTTAATTAAAAGCGTCAAGATGGACGCATCAAAGGTAACTAATTCACCTATTGATATTTTAGATACATATTGGAAGTTATATAATAACGGCGATGTATCTGGTTACGATAAGGTTGTACCTCAAATAGTGGAATACGCTAGATACGTACTTGATCTCGTAGCTCATTACCATGCTAATAATTACACTATAGACCCGAGTTATAAACAACAAATCTTATTCCAGCTAGACAATATGACCGTTTTTAGTAATGAAAAAGGTACATGGTCAGATGCTAAAGATCAGGAACATATGTTCTACTATTTAAAATATGAGAACTGGTTATCTAAATTAGACAGTTACGATATGTTGTATTTGAGGGATTTTAAAGTTAATGATCCACGCGCACTGTCTTTCTATATCACAGTACTAGGCGTAGAAAGAACAAGAAACTTTATTTATACATTAACCGTTATAAGAAAAGCAATCAAGTATTCGTTAGAAAAATAAGAAAACGAAAGGAGTAAGTATGTTGGATATTGTAAACACTATATTTAACGCAGATGAAAAAGCTGTTAAGAATAACATAAGTAATGAAATGGATAACAATCGTTCTATGTTAGAGATAATAGAGGCTGAAAAAGAAATGGAAATAATGGTTAGAAGTTATGAAGTAGTAGACAGATATACGGATATTATTTTGTCAGGAGATGAAAAACAAATAAAAGCAGTTTCTGAGGTTCTAGGCGTTAATATAGTAGAAGGATATGAAGGCACGGATCTTAAAGATAAGTTAAAGATGATGTGGGAAAAGGTTAAGAATTTTATTAAGCAGATGATAATAAAATTTAAGAAGTATCTGGCAGTAGTTATTACATGGATACGTAAGACTCTTAAACTAACTACATATGACTACCTAGTGAGAACAAAAGAAAAGATCAATGGTAAAAAACTGGAGGAAAGCAAGTTGCCTGAAGAAAGTGAAAAGAAACTAAAAAAGATGATGTCATGTGTTATATATTTCTATAATAAAATAGACGGTAATACAGTGGACGGGTTTGTAAAGGATTACTTAATAAAATATTTAAACGCATCTGTTGGGTTAATAAAAAAGAGTACAGATAAATTACAAAATAATCCTACTGAACCAGGTATATCGAAATCAGATATGGATAGTGGAAATTTTATAAAAGATAATAAAATGGTTAAAGAAAACGAAGACAATAGTAAGTGTAAGTCAGGTACCGTGGACGCCGTTAGTTTTAACAAAATATTAGTTTCAGACGTAGACGATACAAATATCGAAAACCCAAAAATTGTAGTTAGAACATGTAGTTTCGTATACGGTACAAATAAATCAATAACTATTGAACCTATTGATCCTAATTCGTTAGACAAGCTTATAAACAGATTTAAAGAAGGCATGAAAGTAGCAGATAAGTTTCTTAAAGAAGTAGATAGTACGACTAAAAAGTTATTTGATACTGTGGAAGAACTTGACGAAAAAGCGACAAAGACAAATGATAAGATCGGTAAAGTTATTATAGAAACAGTGAAGGATAGTATTAGATCAGTTATAGAGATTTTAGTATTTTATATCGGCGTTGCGAGAACATTGTATAAGTCACCGGAAGTAGAGTACTATGTATCAGAATCTGTTAAAT